GCGCAGACGCTTGATGAGCTTAAGAACTTTATTAGATATCCAAATGGCACATGGAAAGCGAGGCAGGGTAAGCATGATGATATGGTTATGTCATTGTTATACTCTCTGTTTATACTGGAGAGAGAAATTACTGAGAGATTCTTTGAGATAGCAGAGCTTGATAGTATGGGTAAGCCATGTGTAATTGATCAGATGGATTTTGGTATTCAGTACTTTGAAGACGCTACCTCTATATATCTAGATAATGAAGTGGTTGGTGATAACAATAACTCTCTTCCTCCTATGGTCTTCGGAATGGGAGATAACCAAGCTGAATCAGACATGGATGAGTTATCTATGTTTGGTTATGAACCTTTACAATAAATAATAATATGTCACAGAATAAGAATCAACAATCCTTATTGAATAAGAATAGGTTAGATAAGTTTATAATGGTGTTTCAATTACCACCAGCACTTAGAAAAATAAAATCACGTAATAATAGAAGTAGTTATAAAGTAGATGAAGATGCCTTTCAAATGTCAGTCTACGGGGCGGTTGTTCCAGAAGTAACTGTCGCGGCAATTCAAATACCATACGCAGGTAGTAACCTATACAACTCATCCCATGCAAAAGAGCCCTACCCACCAATTGAAGTGAGTTTCGTTGTAGATAATGAGTTTAATAACTACTGGACTATGTATAAATGGTTAGATTTAATGCATGATGAGCAAACCGGGTTGTTCGATGAAGATGATCTTGTAGATAAATCAGCACCAGATAAGGGAAAAGCTGCACCCTTTAAGTTTTCTGATTATCAAACAGATATGACACTATATGGCTTAGATGAATTTAATAATAAGCGTATAGAATTTACTTACACACAAGCATTTCCTATAACAATTGGTAGTTTGAACTACAACTATCGAGAGTCTGGTGAGATTCAAAGTAGTGCGACTTTTGTATACTCTCAATTACGCAGTAAGTTGTTAAATAATTAGAATTTTTGTCTCGAAAAGCATAAATAATTTTATGGCTAGAAGGACAATACAATCTCCAGGAGTTGAAATCAGAGAGAGTGACTTATCACTCCGTACGGTTTCACAGGGAACAACGACATATGTAACAGGATTTGCTCATGAAGGTCCAACCGACGAAGTGGTTGGCGTTACAGATATTAATAATTTTGAGCAAATCTACGGCATGCCTAGGACACCGGCTGAGAGATACTTTTACTATACGGTAAAAGCTACTCTTAACTCTACTGGCTCCGTACTTGTTAACAGATTACCGTATGGTGATGAAACTGGTGCTGGTTTCGGTTCTAAAATTAGTGTTCTAGCATATCCTGCAGCAGGTATTACAACAGCTAGTACTAGTACTACCTACACCACAACATCCGCGATTGATTCGGCTAACTTCCTCGAAAGCGCGACACTATCTGCTAAATATACAGCAGACATCACAGCTTCAAGTACACTTTCTGAAGTCGACTACCTTGATATTGCTGATTATGCTACTACATCACTTGGCGGTTTGCTTTCTGGTTCAGATCAAGAAACATTCACAACAGCTGAGTTTTTCACTAGTGCTAACGTAGTCACTCCGGGAGTACCTACAGCAGATTATAGCGAGTCATCTGCAACTTGGTTTATAGGTAAACCAAAACAATTTGAGTTGACATATGATCAATATGTTAAATTGAAGGACGGTGAGCTATTTGCAGACGGGTGGAGTGAACAAGCAGGTGACTCAACTTGGAATAGTATTAACGCTCTATCAAGTGCTGCGATTCTTGTAGTTAACAAAGCTCAAACAGTTATCGATGGTCAGTTTAACGGATACTATATCGGTATAGCAGATAATACAAATATTAACCCCGCACAAGACTACGATTCAATTACTAGTGTACAGACTGTAACACAGTCAGCTGGTAGTATTGGATTACTCGATTACACAACAATTCCTGAAACAAGGTTAGAGTTTGCACTATCCGCAACAGACGGTGAGGGTACAAACCCTGCAGCCAGCTCTGTATCACAAGTAATGGAAGACAGAATTACTGATTATAACATTGGTGATGATGAATTCAATGATTCTCTTAACGTTGGTGTATTTAAACTTAGACAATCTGTATTCTCTAAAACATCAAATCGCTTAGACTATCTTTTAGAAGAAGGCTTTAACGGTTCTATTGGTAAGTATAGAAACAGAAACTCTACTTCAGGTGGATTACCTGTTAACTATTTCCTCGAAACGCAAGAAGATAATTCTAGAAACATTGATATTCTAGTTAACCCTTACCTTTCTGATCAAATTCAAGGTGTACAACTTAACGATGATGGTTCCCCTAAGCGGAAAGTACGTGTTGTAACTGATACACTATATAGAGCCTTAAATGGTGGTGATCTTACCGAAGCTCAAGTAGGTGCTACTGTAGCCCAGCTAGCGACAATCAGTAGTGATATTGGAAAAGCTGATTCACTCTTTGCACTAGGTGCATATGGTGAAGTTAAACTTGGAGAAAAGGTTATTGGAAAAATTCCTAATAAGCTTGATCGTGCTCTACTTAGAATTAAGAACGATGAGAAGTTTAATATTGATATGATTGCAGAAGGTGGACTTGGTACTATTTTCACATATCTTGAAACAGCTACTGCAGGTCTTAAAGCCGCAGGATTTGATGATACTCGTACAACTGATGCTATTGAAGCTCTAAGAACATCAAATGATATTTCAAATAGTACAGCAAGAGATGCGTACGGTAGTATATTTAATAGATTTAATACATTCTGCGGACCAGTAAAAGATGGTGGTAGGGGTGATGTACTATTTATTGCTGATCCAATTCGTCAGATACTAGTAACTGGTAAGAATAATAAAGTTCAAGACAATAAGGAAAAGAACTTCTATACAGATATTTACTGGGGTATGAGACATCAGTTTGAAAACTCTAATACTTCTTACGCTTGTACGTACGCAAACTACATGAAGGTGTATGATAAATATACTGGCTTATTTGTTTATGTACCACCATCAGGGTTTGCTGCTGCTAAAATGGCTTCAACTGATGCTGCTGTTGGTCCATGGGGAGCTCCTGCTGGGTTTAATAGAGGTATTATCAATGATGCTGTTGATATTGCTCTAACACCTAACCAGAGACAACGAGATGATCTATATACAGTCAATCTTAACCCAATTGCTTCATTCCAAGATAAGGGTAATGTATTCTTCGGTCAGAAAACTCTACTTAAGAAGCCAAGTGCATTTGATCGTGTTAACGTACGACGTACTTTCTTATATCTAGAGAAAATAACAAAGAAAACAATGCAGTTCTTCTTATTCGAAAATAACACTCTATTTACTAGAACACGTGTTATTAACACCTTAACACCTTTCTTTGAGCGTGTTAAAGCAAGTGATGGATTGTATGACTACCTTATTGTATGTGATGAGAGAAATAATACTCCTGAGGTAATCGATCAAAACGAGCTGATTATTGATATTTACCTTAAGCCAGTTAGAACAGCTGAATTCATATTAGTTAACTTTTATGCCAGCAGAACGGACGCTAACTTCCAAGAGCTTATTGAAGGTTAATAACATCTAACTTACAAAAAAGCCAGAGTTGAAAGACTCTGGCTTTTTTTTGTTAAAAGCTGCATCGGATGTATAAATAATTATATGTCAAGTTACAGGTCAAATCAGAATATCGAACAATTTTATCAGCGCGCGCAATCTCGTGACTTCTCACGTGACTTCCTCTTTAGAGTAACAGATGTTGTACTAGCAGGTGACGTTACACTTGAAGACGAAGAGCTTGTTTATGCGAAAGCAGCAACGCTACCAGCACGTAATATTACAAATGTTGAAGCACCATATATGGGCCTTAACTTTAACGTACCAGGTAATGTTACTTATCCTGGATCAGAGGGCTATTCACTTAGCTTCTATCTAGATGCGGCATCAGAGCTCAGAAACAAATTAGAGTTAGCTTCTCGTGTATTGTTTGATGATACCTCTTCTACTGGTCAATACGCAACACCATCTGAAGATTATTATATCATCCTTCAACAGCTTAATAAAAAGCTAGAGCCTATTTCAACATATAAGTTATATGGCGCTTCTATTCGTAACATCGACGCTATTGAATACCAGATGGCAGAAGGTACCGGTAGTACAGTACAAGTACAAACAACTATAGCTTACCACTTTTATAAAAATCTAGATATCAACCCTGAGGCAGGTTAATTAGATGTCTACACAGCCTATAAAAAGCCGCTTACAAGGCTTAAATAGTTCCTGGGCGAATGACCTACCGGCTAAGTTTTTATGGACTATTAGCTTTCAAGGTCGTGGGGGTTCAGGTAACATGAACAGTGTGCAATCTTCTATATCAACAATTATTCAAGATTATGAAGATAGGCGATGGGCATTTGATGGTAGCTTGTTTGATAACAGATCTGATCATAGTATAGGCTATCTATATGCACAGGCTGTAGCATTACCACAAGAGCAGTATACTGTAGGCGCCTTGCCTGTTGCAAAGTCAGGTGGTTTTGTCGCCGGTCTATATGGTGATAGACGCGCTGATTATGGTAGTGAAAATAAAATTGATGTAACATTTCTAGAGCAAAATAAAGATATTGTAGATATGTTTATTAGACCATGGTTGGTAGCCGTATCTTATTACGGTTTAATAGAAGATGAAGACATTGACCTAAAGTGTAACATACAGGTAAACCTACACTCACGTAACGATCATGGTGCTGAGAACATAGCTACCCCTTTCGGTAGTAAGGAAAATAAAAGAAAGACATATGTCTTTGAGGATTGTGTACCTATAACTGTAGCTGGTGATCAGATTAGTTATAATGATCTTACATTCAGTGATTTAGAGAGAACGGTTTCATTCGCCTTCTCAAGGTATAAGCTGCTAGATTGATTTTTAGCTAAAGCGATATAAATTATAGTGTGTTTACTATAAAGTTAGACTTACCTAGCGGTAAAGAGGTTCGTATACCCGAGCTTAAGAACGGTAATTATCTCACAATACTCAAGTATTGTCAAAATGAAGACTATGAAGGTCTTAATAATTTTTTTGAGAAACTATACTTAACACCTGACCTTAATATTTTTGATAGATTTTTTCTGTTATTATATATTAGAAAAATGTTTGTTAGTAGTAAGTTAGAGTTTGTAGGTAAAGATGAAGCTAATGTATCTTATTATATAGATGACATATTATCACGTTTAATTAATAACTATGTTGATGATGAGCGTGATATAACATATAATAATATACATATAAAGGTAGGTATTCCAAAATGCTCTTATTTTAATAGTATAGACGAAATGCTACAAGGTGCTATTACTACAGTTCGGTTTGGTGATAATGAGATAGATTTCGCTACACTTTCTAATGAAGATAAGTGTAGTATACTTCGTAGGTTACCCTCGCAAATATTTGTACAGTTGCAGGAGTATATTGACGATTTATCTGAGAGGCTTTTTGACTTAACTATAATTAACGAAAATGAAGAGTTTGAAATATCAGAAATAAAAGTTAATTTATTAAGTAACGGTATACTCTATTTTATTACATCTATTTTTAAATACGATCTTATAGCCTTTTATGAGATGTTATATAACTATAATCAGTTTGTTAGTAAGGGTGCAGATAACTTCTTTAAGCTTACATTTAACGAGGTTAAGCTATTATTAAATATTCACTCTGATCGTATCGAACAAGAAAACGAAAAAATTAAAAGAGAAAACCAATAGTGTTGATAAACAGTTAGTGGTGTATAAATAAAGGCAATGAGTAAAGACCTATTAAAAAACCTTATTAGTGATTTAGATAAAATTAATAAAGACAACGTAACACCAATCTTTATACCGTCATTAGACAAAAAAGTAGAGTTTGAAATGTTCAGCGTTGCTCAGCATAAAGATCTATTGAAGTCTGCGTTTGAAGGTTATGAAGGGGCTATAAAAAGTAATATTATTTATAACAACGCTATATTAGATAATAGTGTTGATGATATTGACTTTTCGGTAGCGGACCGTGCTCATATTTTAGTTGAGTTAAGAAAGAGCTCTTTAGGTAATAACTACGTTGTTGATGATAAGACATTAGACATGAGTAAGCTACCAACACCTAACTTCGAGTTTAATTATACCGAAAAACTTGAATATAATGGTGTTGTAGTTAAGTTAAAAATTCCTAGTCTCGAAAGAGATACGGCAATATCAAAAAAGCTACTAGCTGAGTTTAAGCGGTTAAGTGAGAGTGAAAAGGATGTTGAAGCTGTTAATGTAATGATCACATATGAGATTATCAAGTATATCGATAGTGTTGAAGTTGCAGATAATACAATAACATTTGATAATTTTAATTTATATGAGAGTAAGCAAATTGTTAACACGTTACCTCTTAAAATTAATAACGCTGTTGTCGACTTTATCGATAAATTTAAACAGCAAGAAACCGCCAACCTCACGTTTGATGATGATACATTTATAGAAATTGATGCGGGTTTCCTGTCTAATGATTAAATAATCATATGGCAGATGGTTGTGAAGACTTTGGTAGAATATTAAACGCCCTTTCTATGGTGGATAAGGCTGATGATGATTCACCTAAAACAGGCGCAATAAGAAAAGACACAGGTGGTAAAAGAAAGAAAGGTAACCCTAATCTATCACCAAATGAAAAGAGTAAGTTAATAAAGGTCTTTAAGATCTTTAAGAAAGTTGTCAATGATACCACCACAAGTGGTAGTTCATCAAATAGTAACGAAAGTACAAACACTTATAACAATACTAAGCTTAAGACTAGTGGCTCTTTATCACAAAGTGAAATTTCACGTTATAAACAAATATTTAAGATTTTTAAGAGTGTTGTTTTCCCAGGACCAGAGGCTGATGAATTAGAATCTAAAAAGCCTGTAGAGGCTATGAAGGAAAAAACATCTAATGTTGTAAAGCCTGATGTTGCACCTGGAGATAAAAAAGGGTGGTTAAATTCTTTACTTGGACTTTTAGGACTCGGTAGTCTCCTAGGTCAAGGTGGTGTCTTTGAAAAATTCATTAAACCCGCTTTATCTAGATTTATGGGTAGACTTGGAACCAATCTCAAGGAGGGTCTAAAAAGGTTTGGTGAAAGAATCGGTAAATTTTTCACCAATATATGGAAGGGGTTAACTAAAACCGCTGCATGGAAATCATTGAGCTCTGGTTTAACAAAAGGATTTGACGCTATAAAGGAGTTTGCATCTAAAGCAAAAAATCTCATTATGGACAAACTAGCGGCTGTTGGTAAGTTTATCAAGAATACACTATCAAAGATTCCTGGTATAAGTAAAATAATGCCAGGTTTAGCAGCACCAAAACCAGGTGCGCCGAAACCAGGCGCGCCGAAACCAGGCGCGCCGAAACCAGGCGCGCCGAAACCAGGAGCACCTAAAACAACTACACCAAAAACAACTACACCAAAATCAGCAGCACCAAAACCAACAGCACCAAAAAAGCCAGGTATGTTTAGTAGAGCGTGGTCGAGTGTTAAGAAAGGTGCAAGTAGTGCTAAGGGTGCTGTTTCACGCAAAGTTAGCAGTGTAGCATCTTCCGCTGCCGGTAAGTTAACACAAGCTGGTCAGTGGGTAGGTAAAAAGGCGACAAGTTTAAAAGATAAAACTGTAAAACCATTGCTTGATAAGGTGTCTAAACAGTTCGGTACTCTTGTCAAAGGTGGTGGTATATTAAAGTATCTCAAAGGGTTTGCAAAGGTACCTATTATAGCACCTTTACTCGAGGGTATCTTCCTGAAATCAACCCTTAATAAGTTACGTGATAAGTATGAAGCTGGTGACATAACGCAGGATGAGTATAGAGCAAAGGCAGGTGAAGAGTTCTTTAAAAGTGTAGGTGGTGTAGGGGGAGCTGCAATAGGTGGTGCAATAGGCTCCTTAATACCTGTACCTGTAGTAGGTACATTAGCAGGTGCTATTGGTGGTGATTTACTTGGTCGATTTGCTGTAGGTCTTCTAAATAAACATGTTTTAAAGGGAGAGCATAAGTCAAAGGTTGGAGAGTTTATTTTAGGTCTTATGATGAAAGACGCACAACCGGGCTTTAAACTAGCTAAAAATGAAATGCAGGATTTTATTATACGTGATGGTTTAGTTGCACCGTTTAGTAGTAAGGATGAAGTATTGGGTATGAAGAAGGGTGGTGTAATTAACAACCTTGTAAATGAGCAGGGTGAAGAGATAAAACTACTCAACGCGAAGTTAATTATGATTGCGCAAGAGCAAACGCAGGTGTTACGTGAGATAGCGTATAACACACTAAATAGTAGAGGTGGACAAACTGCAGTTATCAATACACCACCACCACCAAAACAAGTTACACCGAGGGAGATGGGTCAACGTCAACGATTTACACGGGGATCAACAATATAATATAAATATAAATATATGGCTATAATTGACAGTTTTACAGATATTAACGAAGAGTCTTTTGTCTCGTTTGGTGAAGATCGGGGTGCTGGTAAGATTACTAACGAGGATACTTACCGGAAACCAAACCCCAGCGGTAATGGTATTGTAGATGTGGTAGAAAGCTTTAGCTGGTTTGCTGGTGGAACATCTAGCAAACTAACGACAGCGGCAATTAATAGAATACCAAAAATTGCAATGGTAGAATATGAGCAAGTGCTTAACTCACAACTCTCACAAGCATTGTACTATATTAACGCATCTTTAAATAGTGCAAAGGATATTACAACCACTGCCGCGGCAGAGAATTCACCTCTTAGTCAGTTTGCCAAATATCTCGGCTTATCAGAGCAAGACATCAAAAAGGGAAAAAGTATTGCTCAACCAGTTACTGCTTATATAGAAAAAATACAAAAAAAATTAGATGGTGTTAACGCAAGTAGTGCTGAGAAGCAAAGATTAGAGGGTAATTACCTTAAGTCCTTAATAGGTATATATTTAACTGAACCAACTAATTTTAAATATGTTTTTCCGTATTTCGAAAAACCACCACAACTACAGAACACCTGGGCCCAACCTTCAAATGAAGGAATGGTAGGTGAGGCAATTAACAAAGGTATGAATATAGTGGAGGAAGTAGCCTCTTTTGTTAATATAACACAACCAGGTATATACATACAGAAAGCGAAGAGCTATACTTTCAGTGAGGAAGGTCCATCACTAACTATAACTTTCCCACTTTTTAATACTGTTAAACGGGGTGATAATAAACCATATCAGCAGAATTACGAGCTACTATGGCTTTTAGCTTATCAAAACAAACCGTATAAAACAGCCTTTGCTAGAGCTAAACCTCCAAAGATATATGACATTAATATACCCGGCGTTGTTAGTATGCCTTTCGCGCAAATACGGGGTATGAATGTTGACTTTGTGGGTACAGTTAGAGATAAGCAAGTATCAATAGCAGGTGTAGGTGAGTTTACAGCGCCAATACCAGATGCTTATAATGTAACTATTGAAGTTGAGTCTTTACTATCTGATTACGCTAACCTCATGGTAGGTACAGGTTTCACAACTAAAATTATTGATAACACTGTTCAAATTGGTACAGGTGGTAATAGACCTATCAATTAAAGTATAACTTAAGATTATGAGTACAATTAACAACGGAATTAAACAAAACAAAATATCAGATGCGTCAATAACAAAACTAGACGGTACTCGTTATGAAAATATTTTTAATGTAAACACCGTAGAGAAAAATGATAAGTCGTTTTATTTTTATAATACATTAAATAAAGTCAGCTTACCTAAAAATATTGATGAAAGGTTTATCGATAAGCTAAGTCTCTCGTATGATACTCCATGGACAACACTAGCATTTAAAATATATAAAGATATTGATCTATGGTGGTTAATTGTACTACTTAACGAAGTAGATTATATTTTTATGGCAAAAGGTGGTAGGGAGTATAGCTTCATTAAGCCAGAGTATGTAGATTTAATAATAGGGCAAATAAGTACAAAGGCATAAGATGCAGAGCGCAATTTTACAGGGTCAAGAGCTTAAGTTTAATTTAAGTATAATATCAGTAGATAATTCAGCTGACGGTAACAATGAGCTTATAGATGTGTCACCAGGTTCGCTAACGTATCTAGAGATTGAAGACAACTTATTGGATGCTGGTATGCGTGGTAGTATATCAATTAAAAATCCTATGCAAATGTTGGATAGGGTAAAGGCTTTAAGTAAACCTGAGAATGTACTTTACTTAAATGTTAGTATTGAGGACCCTAGTTCAAGTCACCCAAATATAGAAGATAAAAAAGTAGAGTTTATAGCTCTATTAGAAAATAGCTCATCCATAACTAAGGATATTATTAATAACGAAATACTATTTAACTACGAAGAGGCTGCTACAGCTATGCTTAAAAAGGTTTCACTTACTCAGATTTTAGGTAATAATTCTGGTAATAATGTCAATAGAGTAATAAGTGAGATGATATTCTATCTAATTGAGTTATGGGCCACTGGACTCGATCAACAGGGAGCAGAGATTTTAAGTGAAGCGTTCAATAAACAAAGTGGTGGTATTGGAAACCTTGCTTCCTTTTGGTTAGATGTAAATGATAGTGTTTATGATGTTCTTAAGAGACTATCCGAGAGTGTACAGATAGATGATAAGTTTTTACCTATTTTAAAAATTAAAAATGAATCTAAAGATGATAAACAAATTGACCGTAAGTTTACGTTTGATAAACTCTTTAGTGATAGGCATAGAGAGTTTATAACAGCAATTACAACTAATGCAGGCGGTGACTTTAGTGATGTTTATGGTGAGGAATTTGTCCTTGCACCAGAAAAAGATAAATCTGGTGGTGTTAACTCGTCACCTATATTCAATACAGTGGAGAACTTTGAGTCTGTTAAGGTTGATATAGAGACTGCGAGAGAACAATATTGGGGTGACTATTCCCTTAACAATGGACCTATTGACCCTACTAAGACAGCTGTAGAGATTCTAGATTTTGCTGAAATTGTAAGTAGTCTCGAAGAAGATGAATTTGGTGAAACAGAAGGAGTTTACAGTGCTATACCTATTCTTACGAAAAATCAGAAAAAGATATTTAAAGCAGATAAATCTGACAATACAGAAGAAGGTGCTACTGTACTACGTAACCACGCTCATAATATAGTAAAGCGTAGTTTCTTGTTCCTTAACGACTCTATTATATTCACTGTTAAAGGTAATATAGGTCGTAAACCTGGAATGTTTGTTACTATTAACGGAGGTGATGTGTTTGGTAGAACAGCGCCTGATAATGTTTGGTTTATAGTTTCAGTAAAGCATATGTTTAAAGAGCTTAACTATGAGAATGAGATTGTAGCTGTAAAGCTGTTTGGTAATAAGGATGCATACAATAATCTAGTAAGTGGTGACGCTACGGCCCCAGCTACTAACAGACCTGCGTCTCCACCACCAGCCATAAAGACACCGGAAACAGTAACTAACAATATAAATAATGTAAAACCTAAAGTCGGTAAACCAGCAACAATGTATGTACCAAGTGGTACAGGTTATACAAAGGTTGACGCAACCACACAACAATAATATATGGTAATTTATGGAAATAACTTAGCTGAAAAGCTATTCGGTGTTGCACTAAGTAAAGATTACTTACGCTACGCAACACCATACTGTGAGCTTGTAGATGATCCAGACTTTGCAGTAGATATAAATTTAGCAGTAGATCTTAATTCAGCTCTAGAAGGTGATCGTGTGGCTGCAAGAAGGTTAGTTGAAACCTTAGTGTTAAATAGCGCAATGTTAGATTGGTCAACAATTAATTTCTATGTTGATAAGATGACACCGCACCCGTATTTTCAAGGTGAAATAGCTAGAATAAATAGTATATTCAATGATCCTAACTACCCTAATTTCAGAGTAGCTGATACTGGTGAGAGTGGTACAAGTAGCTTTAAAGAGGCATTAAAGGATGCAGCAAGCGATTGTCTCAATTCACCGTGTAATGTATTTAGTGCAACATCAGACAGTATAGGTAGGTTAGCTCAAACTGCAGCAAATAAAAACAGTCAGAACACATTCGATTTAGGTGATTTAAAAGATACTGCTACAAACGTGTTTGGTGGTGTAGATCAAGCAATTTTTAATAATATACCTGCAGCGTTCCAAGAGGGTATTATAGAGGTAACATCAACAGCAAAGCAAGCGTGGACAAATACCCAAGCTATCATGATGGGGAAGGATAATATTGCTGAGGCTACTAAAAATGCTTTAGAGAATGGTAGTATGAGATCCACAATTGATAAAATTCTTGACTATACACCTGATGTTAAAAGTTTTTTTGATTTAGATCAAATAAGTGGTACTTTACTAGCAGAAATCTCTGACTCATTAGGTGGGTGCTTTGATAAATTTCAACACGCTGCAAGATATAATCCTTATAGTGATAATAACAGCGTACCACTAGGTGTTACTATAGGTCAAGTAAACGGGGTACCATACTCTGCTAGTCCGGGTGGTGTTTGGAAGCCTGCTGGTGTATCCATGCAAGCAGCTGACGATTGTACAAACCTTACTGGGTCACAGTCTGTAGCACCCCCACCGAGTGATGGTAGTGTTGATCCAGCTAGCTTCAACCGGATTGAGGTTACCGCGGGTGATGAGATTAGTGAAGATAAAGCATACTGGATATCGAAACCAGCTACAAAACGAGATGAAGATAAAGAAACATCGTGGCCGGCATTTGGACAGCTAGGTTGGGATAAGGCGAATAAGGCTATATACCCGTCTCCAAAAGCACTTGAAAAGTGGGTTGACGCTTCTGATGCTTCTGCGGAAGGTAAAGCGTTAAAGGGTGAAGTAAAGCTTAAGGAACGTGAACGTAAAGCAAACAAAAATAGCTTGAGTTCAGAGTATGTTGTTACGTTTACAAATTCCGATTGGGAGATACCTACAGTAGAAGAAGATTTCTGCCTACCAATCGAAGAGATGCGACCAGGTGTATGGCCGTATGATGGTATAGCAATTAGTGATCGTATTGTAAAAGATCTATCTGTTGAATCTGGGTTATCAAAATTAGATTACGGTGTAAGTGTACAGAAAGCAATAGATGATAACAAACTATTTCTTGTAGTACGACGAGTAGGTGAGTGTGCTAAGATTATACGAGTAGTGGTGTATAAAGAGGATTATGAAGCAGCTTGGGGAATTGCACCATTCACATACAAATTTATCTATGGTGAATGGCCACAGGGGTCGAAGAATGAAGAGTATAGTAATAAAAGTGCAGTAAAGGAAGCAGGCTTTACAGTTTATAACTTAAAGCATGTACATGCAGGTGATACAGAAATTCGTGTCGCAATAGGTGACTACGAAGATATAAGAGAGGCTGTAACAGCCAGCATACCTTGTGGTGAAATACAAGACAGTAGTGGCTGGCGTGATTATCTGCAGATAATTAACCCTGGTATGTTGAGTCCGTTAATTATCGGCGAAGGTGGTTCAAGGCAAGAGAAAGAAGATCGTGCCATAGGTCTCTTAAACCCTCTTTTAGTTCAAAAATTAATTGAGTTGAGTAAAGAGGTTGGAACAAAGATACAAATGACATCAGGTCGTAGAACGAAAGAGTATATGTTCGCAACCGGTCAGGGTAAATCCTTTAGACCGGGATCGCAGCACAATTTAGGTAAAGCTGCAGATATTAAATTTACTGGTATAGGTATAAGCCGACTTGATCAGGCAGCCACTAAGATTGGATTTACAGGTATAGGAAGATATAGTACTTTCTTACATGTTGATGTTAGGCGACCTCCTGGTAGTCGTGTTTCGAGATGGTAATAAAAATTTATACATCAACAATATCTTCACCCTCTTCATCCATTAGAGCTTTCATAATATCGTCTCTTGAGAGAAGAACCTTTGTCTGATTATCAGCGATATTCATTCGCTCCTTGGCTTCAACATCTATTTGCTTAATTTCCTTCTTAACCTTATTACCTTCTTTAGAGGTATGGAGTTTATTAAGAGTATCTATAGCTCCAGTTGAAGCTCTAATTAATTCAGCTAGTGATGCTACATCTCTATTCTCTGGAGCAGAAGATATGTAGTCTTTTACATTTTCTACCATATCGATAGAAGTATTAACAAGTGCGCTTGTCTTATTAACAATAAACTCTTCCAGCTTATCAGGATCAAGTACTTCTTCTACTTTTTTAATTTCTGAAGTAGTAGCTTTATGGTCTTTGATTTGTGATAAAATATCATCAACAGCATCATCGATTTCACTCATACACATATTTAATCTTATAGTTGACTTTTTCTATATATATGGTATAATACTACGTATATGGAATTAAGATTTGAAAAAACTAATAGTGAAGCGCTATTACCTTGTAAGAATCATGATAATGATACTGGTCTAGATGTAGCTTCTGTTGTTGATATTACTATCCCTGCAAAAGGCTCGGCTGTAGTAGATGTTGGACTTAAGTTTAGCTATATTGAGCCTGGTTATTGGGTTAAGATTGAAGGTAGATCTGGTCTTGGGTTTAAGCATGGTATTATGCCTCATCCAGGGATTATTGATGAAGGTTATCGCGGTGATGCAGGTGTAAAGCTTTATAACCTAACTGATAAGGATTATAATGTCAAGGCTGGTGATAGAATTGCACAGTTTGTAGTTTATACTAACCACCCTGTAGATGTTACTGAAGGAACTGTTGTAAACTCAGATAGAGGTGATAAAGGCTTTGGATCATCTGGTAAATAACTTTAAAGATTATGGCAAAACAAAAAAGACAGATAGTACGAGAAAAGACGGTAGGTAATAAAACTATCAGAAAAACTATAACGACTACAGTCAAGACAAATAGTAAAAAGCGCAAAAAGCGATAATGATTGAATTCGATAAAATATGGGTTGAAAAATATAGACCTCAAAAGCTTGATGACCTCATCTTAGATGAGCAGTCGCTGAAGGTTGTTAGTCAGTTTACTGATGAGATTCCTAACTTACTGTTTACTGGTAATCCAGGTACTGGTAAGACGACCTTAGCTAGGATTATTGTTAATGATATTCTAGGTTGTAATTATCTATATATTAATGCATCTGATGAATCTGGTATTGATACTATCAGACATAATATTACTAACTTTGCTCAGACTAAGTCATTTGACGGTGGTATTAAAGTAGTAATACTAGACGAGGCTGACGGTCTAACCTCTCAGGCACAGGGAGCATTGCGTAATACTATGGAGACGTACGCTAAGTACTGTCGCTTTATTCTTACTGCTAACTATAAGCATAAGATCATTCCAGCTCTGCAATCTAGGTGTCAATCACTCGACTTAAAACCTGTAATTGATCAGGCTGTTAAGAGGTGTTATAGTATTCTACAGCAAGAGCAGGTTACTATTTCTGAAGATCAGAAGAAGCAGTTTGTAATGCTTGTTAAGAGATACTTTCCTGACTTGCGTAAAACTATTAATGAACTACAGAAAAGTGTAGTCGGTGGTGAACTGCATATCAATAATACTCAGTCAGATGAAGCATTACTCAAGACTATCTTTGAAAAGGTAACCTCAAAGAATACTTTAGAGCTAAGAAAGTATCTAATTGAGAATGAAGACAGGTTTCAAGGTGATTATGACACCCTAATGGCTAACTTCCTAGATTATCTCTATGAACAACCTCTTAACGATATTAAAAAGAAAGAGATGATCGCTGTAATAGCAGATCATCTCTATAAGACAAGCTTTGTAGTTGATAAGGAAATTAACTGCTTTGCTTGTTGGATTAATCTAGAAAAGATTAATTAACCTTTTAAACCACTCAGGTAATCCTTCGTGTATGCATTAACTTCCATTGATGGAGTTACTGCTGCCGAAGGAATTTCTGTGTTATCAGTAGGTAGTTTAAGCTCTGTTTGACTAAGCTCACCGTTACCAGTATCAGTCTTGTTTGACAAGTTCTCTTCGTCTTCAGTTACTTCTTCTGGCTTAATATTGACCTTATCCTTACGATACAGGCTATCAGGAATTGGATCTAATCCTGGGTAAGCAGACTCACCTGGTTGACCTAAGCAACAAGGTATTGAGCAATGATGCGTAACTCTACCACCAGTATTATCAAGTGCGATATTAAGTACAGGCGATAGAGAACCACCATCACTATTAGCAGGATAACGTTGTGGAGACTCATCTTTGATACCTACAACACGAATAAGAAGACCTGACTCAATCATCTCATCGATCATATCTTTAATGTTCTGGCCTAACGCCTTATATTCATCATGACTCTTAAAGTTATCATCAAACTCAAAAATATCACCTACTAAAAAACCACCACGTTCAAATCTCTTCATATAAGACTCGAGAAGGGGCATAAATTTCTTTTGCTTAGCCATAACATTATTTATGCTTATTTGGTGAGATTTATATGGAAAGTTTTGTTTTTATAAAAAAGAATGTTACATATAAAAACTGTTGAAAGGTGATAGGTTGTATTAAATATAGTTGTGATTGAATTAGATGTATTAAAACAATCTAAAGCTGATGAACGTGCTCTAGAGAAAGGATACCTTTATAAGGATATAAGGCTCGATCTAGAGTTTTCACGTTATTTAGGAAGAGAACTTTATGCAGTTTCAGAACCTAAGGATTTAGCCGAATTACAAGACGCAGAAGCAGTTTTTAATTCAATAAAAAATATAATGACAACTACCCCAGGTGAAAAGCTTCTTAACCCTAGATTTGGGTTAGATCTTAGAAGTTACCTATTTGAGCCTGTAACTACAACAACTTCTTATTTTATAGCTACAGATATATATAATAATCTTGGTGTATACGAGCCTAGGCTTGAATTAAACGGGGTTAGTGTTACGGGTGCGCCAGATGAAGGGGAATATTATATTAATATAGTATTTTCTATACCTTCTTTAGATATTTACAATTTAAACTTGAAAGCAACATTAAATAGAGATGGATATGTAGTAGTATGAGCCTAGAAAATTTTACAGACTTTAAATTACCGAAGAACGCTTACTTAAGCTTTGATGCAAACTCTCTCAAAGAGTTAATTATTGAAAGGCTTAACGAAAACGAGGAGTTCACAGATCAAAACTTTGAAGGTTCAAACTTTAATGCTTTTATTGATGTTGTTGCTTATATGTATCATGTGTTGCTGTTTTATTTAAACACTACATCAAACGAAAGCACATTTACAACTGCTACTATTTACGAAAATATGAGTAAGTTGGTCTCAAGTATAGGTTACAAACCTCTAGGAGATCAAACTTCAATTTTAACAGTAGATATCACAGCTCAAAACATAATCGCTGGTGCGTATGTTTTACCTAAATTTTCATTTATTAATGTGAGTGGTAATAGCTATTACGCACTTAAGGATATAGAATTTGAAAAGGTATCTGATAATACTGTCGAAACCTTAGAGCTAAGCAACAACCTACTACATCAGGGTACCCTAAAAGAGGCTACGTTTACTGCTGTTGGAGAAAGTTATGAAACTATCACTCTTATTGATTCGTACACATCACCACAACTAACCGAATCAGCGAAGCAGGTAAAGGAAAGTAAGTTTATTGCTGATAATACATTTAGTGTTTATGTACAAGACAGTGTGACCGGTAACTGGTCTGAGTGGCAAGAAGCTACATCTTTATTTTTAGAAGATCCAGCGAGTAAAAAATACGAAAAGCGCTTAAATCATAGTGGTAATTATGAGTTTAAATTTGGTGACAGTAATAACGGTAGATCATTAAACGAAGGTGATAAGGTAGTATTATTCTATATTGTCTCAGACAACGATGCAGGTGTTGTTGGTGCTAATAGTGCTGATAATCAGAGCCCTGTATTGTATACGTCTAGTAACTGGCAAGATATATATACAGATTTATATAGTGATCTTAATTCTATTACATCCTCTACACTACCTAATCTACTAGTAACTAATGAGTTTGCATCAACACCTATTAAATCTGCTGAAACAGTAGAGCAGATAAAACAAACAGCTCCAAAAATATTTGAAACGCAAGATAGGTTAGTTAATAAATCAGACTATGAATCACACATCAATAGACACTTCGGTAATGTAACGCGTAATGTTAAAGTGCTTTCTAATGAAGATTATACATCACAGGTTTTATTCTACTATAATAACATAGGTGTAAAACGTGGTATTGATGATACAAGGACATTACTTGCACAAGTAAACTTCTCAACGTCTACAAACTTTAACAACATATACGTTTATACTGTACGTACTAATCAGCCAATAATAAATGAGACTCTTCCAAACTACCTAAATGAGGGTCAGAAGAGATTAATCATCGATTATTGTAATCAGAAAAAAGATATAACTCATAATGTTGTTATATCTGATCCGATATTTAAAGCATTTAGTTTTGGTGTCGGTGAAATTACAGATAGCTCTTCTGTAGATAGTATATTACGTGAATCGGGTATACGTGTAACAGTTGATAGAAATATCGCGGTTAGCGATGCGTCAATTAAATCAAAAATATTTAATATTTTTAAAGTAGCTTTCGATTCCCTCGATTTAGGTAGTCTTGTTGATATATCACAAATATCTAAGGATATTCTTAATATAGATGGTATAGAAGGTCTAGAGACAGTTAACGGTAATAACGTTACACCTAACCTTTCATTTATTATATGGAATCCAGATTATAAGGATATAGATAGTGTTGTATTGGCACGAGACTATAAACTAAAGAATTTTGAATACGCATACTTTTATCAAGTTTCAGATATAACAAATAAAATAACTATACGTAGAGTTTAGTTATAAATAATACATATGGCCGCTGGAGCAGATACAGAAAACTTAGATTTCGAGTATACCTTTTACTACACTGTTAACGGTGCAACAGGTGTACAAACACTGTCTAGTTATGCTCTCGATAATTCACCACTCTTGTTTAAACCTACAGTGGGGGAAGATTGGCCTGATAACCTATCTAATAAACGTATTGTTTGGGATTTCGGTGACGGTACTACTATGGAAGCTATTACCGGGAAGCATGTATATAAAACACCTGGACAGTATAAAGTAAGAAGCTATTTGTATGATAATGAAGGTAATGGGTATTTTAATACTTTCTCAGTAACAGTAAATATCTATGATTTCGTAGAAGATAAAATTGTATTAGATGTTGATAAAAATACATGTTCCCTAGAGTATCTTGTTGGGGAGTTTAAAACCCCAATTAGTATAACTCAATTTAATTCTGCACGTACATTTGAACGTAACAATAGACCGGTTCCAGTGCTAACTTATGCTGATTCAAAAAGTTTCGAACGTGAGTATGGCTTTTTTGAGTCTGGTCGGTCACAAGAGACATATGGTCACCTACTACCTTCTCATAATTTTATTCAACGTATTAATAACGGTACAGATAGTATAGCTATAAGCGCAGTTAGGGTAGAGTCATATGATAATATATATGCAACCGCTAGCGGTGATGTGATTATACCAACATCCGAAAAGGTAAATGAGACCTCGATTTTTGCAGGTGTATCATCAACAAATGAAGTGTTCTTCAAGAGTGATATGCCAGGATTTTATAATTTATATTTTGGTTTTGAACAGGGTGATGTTTATGACTTCACTAACACAACTACATATGGTGTTTCAGCAAAAATATGTGATAATTTTGATTACGATAGCTTATCTATAACTACAAACGGTATTGACGGTGATAATGTACCGATAGATACATTTAATATTAATTCTACAAAGTTTGGATGTACGGAAATATCTTTTGTAGTACAAGTAAAGGATAGTGAAAGGTTCTCTGTAAGGTCATTACCTCTTCTAATATTAAACATACGCCCGGAACAACCACTACTTACAGAACGTGAGCCGCTTTCTGTATTAGATATTGAAAGTGAGATCTACCACTTAATAACTGAAGGTGATGATTATATACCTACAACGATGAGACTTACTGACGGGGTAACAGTGTATGAAGATGCAATTTTTGATTCTAGTTTTGCTAGTATGTCATCTACATTGTTACCTAGCTTTTATAACGCATATGCTGGAGGATTCTTAAAGGGTAATGTTAAAATTAATACAACCGAAGTATTAAAAGATGTCTGGCTTGAGGCAGAAATTACTATACCGGAAAACTTCGGTGAGCTTAAACTACCGCCGGAACTTGTAGGTAAAGTAGTAACAGGTAAGAGTAATAAGTTTGATATATACCCGAAAGATTATTACGTTGTCGCAAAGCAAGGTGAAGATATCGATTTTAAGGATATTTTCAAGGATGTCGCAATACAGCCGTTGTTTGCAGATACAAGAATGTTAATGAACGACTTTATTGGAAGTATTTTCGGTGATATAGATTCTGCACAAGATTCACTTGGTAAGAGTACCTATGAAAAAATACAAAACTTCTTTGATAATAATGCAGTTATAGATTATGCTAATATAGATCAACTCGCGTCAATATTACAATCTTACAATCTACCAAAAATTAACAAATATTCATTACCACCAAAGATTAAACGGTTGTTAGATTTGTTGTCTATTAGTCAAACTCGGTTGTTCGGTAATATAAACCAAAATAAAGACGACTTTAACTCCTTCGGTTACTTAAACACAGATAATTACGGTGTTGATAGATGTAAACCAATACCTAAAGATGGGGTTGTTTTTGCGGGGTATGAAATAGTTGCTTTTGAAAAATTTAGTGGTAAATGGACATCTCTCAATACAATGCTACCACTTTGTGCTAGTGATGCCCCGACTGTATCAAACTTTAGTATAAATCCCTTATCAAACGATGGGCTAACGTGTTTTGATTTAGCGTCATGTACACCACTTGCTACTGAAGACTTGACAACAATGTTAGTTGAGGGGGAATATTTCGAAATTTGTGTAAGTGGTAGTTATGTTGACGGTGATTTTTTCTCTACGTCGACTGTATACTACCAGCTGAGTGATTATAATGAATCGTGGGGCTGGCCGTTAATATTAGACGCAGACGGTACATTATTTGATGTTTACGAGTTTTACTACAAACCTCAAAACCGCGAACAGAATATAGAAGGTTCTATTATTAATTTTAAAGATAATAACACTACTATTAATACTAGATATACACATACAGATTGGGTTAAGAAGAATGGTGTTATGTCAAATATTTTTGCAAATGCACTTTATGATGGGTTAGAATTGTTTGATTGTGACGAAGAGGACTAAATAATTTACATATGGAACAGCCTTTACCCATACCTAAACCAATCAATAGACCGATAATCTGTACAGCTCCAACAATTCCTGCTGCGATTGATTTACGTAAAGAAGTACTAACTACAGGACCGTATACTGTAGGTAATGATATAATATATCAGCTTACTGTTACTAATACAGGTGGAACAAACTTAAAAGATGCAGTAATCACAGACTCCTTATCATCTATTAGTGTACTCGAAGACCCATTAGGGTTAATGAGCCCCGGTGGTGCGTGTATCGATGCAAAGTGGACTACAGAAATTTTCTATAGCTATAAAGTGGTCGAGACGGATATTGATGTTGGTGAAATAACCAACACTGCTTGCCTTTCATCACCACTATTAGAAGTTTGTGATGAAGCGAGTGTAAATGATCTTGTTACACCACCAGGTTTAGAGTTATCTCAAACTTATACACTACCGAGTGTTATCAATGCAGGTTCGATAGTTAATTATCAAACAGTTATCAACAACCCAGGTGAATCAGATCTTCTAGTAAAGCTAACTGAAAGTCTACCAGAGTTAGAAAATCAAAATAGTGCAGCGGCTAGCTTATTAACAGAGTTTACGACAATACCTGCAGGGGAGTCTTTTACTGCCACATATGATTATATTATTACTTCAATTGACTTACAAAATAATAAAATTGAAAATACTGTTTGTGCTATACCAGCTGTTACAATGACTACCTTAACTACAGTTTGTGTTAATACGGAAATAACATTGTAATAGCTATTATTTTTATTGAAAACTACATCTTTGTAATAAATATAATCATACAATGCCAACCAATCTAACAAACAGCAATATAAGTGAGACATATCAAGGTGTACTTCATGCAAATGGTGAGCTACCACCTTCTGGTCAAGCTCAAATTTATGATGGTGTCGGTAATAAATCCGCGATTACTCTAGGTCAGGAAGATGGTGGGATTACAATTACAGGTAACCTTAATGTTGAAGGTTCAATTAACGGTAATTCTATAACAGGTAATACTATTAGTGGTGGCGGGTTTAGTAAGTCACAAGAAATAATCGATCTTGTTTATCCTGTTGGTTCGGTTTATATTTCTATAGATGCTGCTAATCCAGACGATAGATTTCTCGGCGCCAATACAACATGGGTAAGAGTAGCTGAAGGTAAGTTTATTGCAGGTGTGGGTACAGGCACTGATGAAAAAAGTGAAACCGAGACAATTGAAGAAGGTGATACTGGTAAGGGTGAATACGACGTTACTTTAGACATATCGCAAATACCGGCACATACACACGGTGGCGTGATGCGGTACGAGCAAAGTGGTGGAGCTCTAACAGAGCAAAATCAATCTGGAAGGCCAGAAGATTACTCGTCATACGGTCGAAATACCAATGCAACCGGTGGTGGCTCGTCACATACAAACATCCCACCTTATATGGGTATGTATATATGGAAAAGAACAAACTAATTAAATAATATGCCAGATATAGACATTGTAAAGCTTCAAATTAGAAGAGGTCCAGATGAGCAGAGAAAACTTGTTGTTCTACAGCAAGGTGAACTCGGTTATAGTACTGATTATAAGCGTTTGTGGATAGGTGACGGTCAAACAACTGGTGGTACAGTCATCGGTAATAGAGCCTACCCCAAAGATCAAAATAGAACAAGTATAGGTAGTGCGGTACGTGGTGATATTGTCTATAATAATAACAAACTTTATCAACTGGCATCAAATGAACCGTCTGTTGAAGCAGACTGGAAATTTATTGGTACGGAAGTTACACCTACAATTTTTAAATACAATACTTCTAATCGGCTGGACTTAGTAGACGGTGGAATACGTGCTTCAAAATTTAGTAGTAGTGTTGTTAATAATACAAGCGGTTTAAAGCTTGATAGTACAACGGGGTTATCTCTTAATGTAGATGATAGTACAATTGAATTAGTTAGTAACAAGCTATCAATTAAAACAGATAGTATTGATGAAACACATGTAAAAGATAGCATATGTGGTGACGGGCTTATTGGTGGTAGTGGTACAAGTATTAAAATACGTACAACGGATAACTTTGATTTTGTTAATGGTAGTCTAGACCTCGTATCTCTACCACCAAATGTAGTTAAAGCTAATACCATTGATGATACTATATTTGGTACTGGTATTGGTTTTAATAACGACGGTACTCAGATTGAGACTACTTTTAAGACTGTTGATAGCACGCTTGAACTCGATACAGTGTTAGGTGTAGTTGGTTTAGCTACAGTTTCAACTGTTAATGCATCTGCGTTTGACAAGTTAGCGTTTGACCAGTACGGTAGAGCCCTTTCAAGTACTTCAAGTTTACAACCACCGCTTTGCGCTGAATCAACAACGTCATCACCTCTAAGCGTGTTTAACGGTGATATTAATCAAACAGCGTATACAAGTCAGTCTATCATAGACGTTTATAATGGAACTGAAACTATTAGCCTAACATCTGCTGGATTTATTCAGGTTGATGTTGGTGGGTCAACCGGAACTGTTGCAATTCCTATATTTAAACCATAAAAACATACTAAGTCATGGCAAAAAAAATCGAAATACTAGAAAATACTCTACTCAAGCTCCTCGTTAGACGTGGAACTGATGCGGATAGAAAGCAAATTATACTATCTGAAGGTGAGTTAGGATACGCAACAGATACTGAACGTCTATATATTGGTAACGGTAGTGACGCTGGTGGTATTATAACTGGTAATAAGTTTTTAGGTAGTTATAGTACATCTGACTTTCTTACAATAACTGAAGCTACTTCAGGTGACTTAGCGTACGATATAGATAGAAAGGCGCTATACGCAAGTAAAGGTAATGGCGAGTGGGATAGAATTAGTACTAGTACCGATGCTGGTGATTTTAGAACTGTTGTTGATGCAGGTGATGTTGAACCAACGGCATTAGGTGACGGGTTAGTGTTAGATGGTAACTTACGTGTTGCTGTTGATTGTAATGGTGTTAAAACAAACCAAGTCTCAACTTGCAATAGCAACTATCTTAAGTTACCACAACAATTACAACTTGGTAATAAAGTATCTCAACAGGTTAAGTTTCCAGATGGTAGGGGTCAAGTTGGTCAATACTTACAAACCGACGGTACAGGAAATTTAAAATGGGCCTTTTCTGAAGCATCTACTAGTTTCTTATATAATACACAAAACGGACCAGTTCCGGTTGGTAGTATAATGCCCTTTACCTCAAATACTAACCTACCAACAGGCTGGTTGTTATGTGACGGTAGTGAAGTTTTAAAGGCAGATTATCCCGATCTTTCAGGTGTTCTAGGTGATTCATACGGCGCTGCAAGTAACGCAGATTACTTTAAACTACCTAACTATCTTAATAAAGCACTTTACGGTGTTGATGACTCACCAGGTGGCTCAACTGTCTATGACATTGGTAGTGAAGGTACTTCTGGTGTGAGTTTTGGTACTGTTTGGCAAAACGTGCCTAGAGAATTTGGTCAGGTAGATTTAACAGCAAATACATTTAATAGTGTAGGTAAAACTTATATCAACGATACTGGCTATTATTTAGGTGTAACGGCGAGTATATACAGGAACAGTCAAGATGCAGCTGTATTAGAAGTAGTCTTTGGAGATGTTAACACTACTAACCCTTCTGCTAATACCTTTATCAGGTTAGCTCATGCGACAAATTCTGGGGGAGGTGTACTGGGTTCAGGATTTACTATTGTACCACCTGGTGAGAAATATACCTTCTTTAATAATAGAGATGGCGGTAGGGCCTTAACTGGAATAACATCTATGAATGTAGCTGAGCTACGAGGACCTGCTGGAGGTGCAACTTTCTCTGGCGTTGCTGAAGGTACAAATATAAGTGGTAAAACATATGATACAGGTTGGATTAGTTCAGGTACTAATAACGTTACCGTTGGTAATAGCAATACTATTGAGATTGAACACAACTTAAATAGTACATCTTTATCTGTTGATGTGTTTGTCGCGGATACAGCGTCAGGAGAGGGTGCTACTCTAGTTAGTGATATTATTTTAGATAATAGTGGTTCTGTTTATGGTGCACAAGTACAAAATATACGAGATACAAAGCTAGACGTTGTACTTGGTAACGGTGGTTGGGTAAAAGCAGGTACTAGTACTACTGGTTATACAGCACCCAGTTTTACAGGTAAATATATTAGAGTTGTAGTACAGGGACCAAGTAACAATGTATCAGAATCAGGTACGTTAACAGATTCGTTTACCGTTGGAAAGTATAGTGTAGAGGGTAAGTATACAGTAGATTTACCACCAACATGGACGGGAGGTAAGCCTGATCACGTTAGCGGTATTTTAAGAGGTGACAAGCTTACCACAGCTTACAATTCCTGGATTCAGATAGTAAGCTATACAGATACACAAGTAACATTCTTTATTCAATCATCGGAAAATGGTAACTTACCGGATGATACATATGTAGATTTCTTACTTATAAAGAACAATGGTATAGTAAGTAGCTCCGATACTCTTGCGCAGTTAAGCGTTAGTGTAGCGCAAGGTAGGCAAGCGACAGCCGAAGAGATGGGTACTACCTCTGCAACCACTGGTTACCAGTACGTTGACCTAAATAACCCGAACGATTTAGACGTAGGTAATAACCCAGGAGCTGATTTTCAAGTATTAGCTTCAGATGGTAAGTTCGACCCAAGTGGGGGACCTATAACTTTACAAGCATCATACGCAAGGCATAGTTATAATACAGGTACAAATTATGGTGGCGCTATCGATCAATGCATGTGTTACGTGTATAAAGATAACGTTGATGGTGATCCAACAAAAATTATTGTTTACTGTACAAACTCACCTGAAGATGCTAATGGTAGATTTCCTGCATACTTCAACCTCACTGCAGTGCAACACGCTACAACTACTAAGTCAGAGATAGCCAATGTCCAAGATATAATGTATGTCGGTACCTCGCCACGTGTAGCAAACGGTGCATGGGGTACTACTAATCCTATACCGGCGGGTACCTGGTTAGTAGAGCTTTCTTGGCAAGAAAATAACGCGTACGACGGTGTTAATTTAGATGAAGATGTTAGGTCACATATAGCTAAGAAGTATACTGTACCAGATGGTAAATATCTATATTTTGCACATAAAGACTCACGCGCTTTTTACACTATTTCTGATTCTAGTACTGCACCGGCTGATCCTAGTCAAGGTGGTGTCTGGACGCAGCTAACAGCAAATAATATACTTGAGAGTGAAGGTCGTATAGGTACTGATAGCCAAGATACAGCCATTTGTTACGGTAGTGCTACTAAACTAGGTACATTTAGTGACGTTTCAACAGGTTCCGGTAACACTGTTTCAAGCTCTCTTAGTGCTGAAGGTGCGTTATTTATTATTAAAGCTGTAAAGGATGAACTCCTTGACCCAAAACTTACTGTTAATTTTCCAATTACAGCAACAGTAGACGGTCAACCTATAACATCAGGTGCTGAGTTTAACCCCTTATTAGGTGACGTAGAGTTAGGCGTAGTACAAGAAGTTGCAGCTGTACCACCTGGCATAGAAGTGTTTGATACTGCTGGTACGTATACCTTCACAACAAAGAAGCAGTATACAAAGTTTTACGTAACTGGTAGTGGTAGTACAGGTGGCATCTATACCGGTTCTAACGCAGCTACTATTATAGGTTATTTAAATTTACCCATAGGCACTGTAATTGATTTAACAGTAGGTGCAGGTATTCCGGCTGGATCCTTTTTGACTAGTGGTAAAAAGTCACAGATAACATATAGCGGAACTTTACTAGTTAAGTCAGAAGGAGCAATAGGTGGCGTTGCATACAATGCTAGCAATGCAATAAACACAGGAACTCTTAATACCACTTACACCGTTGGTGGTAATCAAGTGGTTGATCAAAACAGCTTTATCATTAAAGGTGGAGCCGGTGTAGATACGAACGGTGGTGATGAAGAGTCAGTCGGACCAGCTAGTTTCTGGGGATCTTGGCCTGCACCAGGTGCTGGAGCGCTTGGCGATGAGGACAATACAACACCCACATCTGATGGTATAGTAATGTTCGAATGGACCTAATATATCTAGTAAGATAGCCTTATATTGCTAGTTTATTATGCTAATAGTATAAATATATGTATGGTAAAAGATTTTCCTGATAATCCAGACGTTGGTGATATTTTTGAAACATGGCAATGGAGCGGTTCAAGCTGGCAATCTATAGCAGGTGCAGGTGGTCGTGTATCTATTACCACACAACCAACTCCACCAGTCGAAAAGTATGAGGGTGACTTATGGTTTAACACAGAAATAGGCTCACTATTTGTATATTATGATGATAATACTTCTGCTCAATGGGTTGATGTATCGAGTGATTCATCAGGTGGTAGTAATGACGGTTTAGTAACTGTTGCTGATGTAGCTCCTGTTAATTCCAGTACTGGTGATCTTTGGTTTAACTCTTCAACGGGTATTACATCAGTTTTTTACGATCAGTTTTGGATTGACATGGGAGGCGGTGATGGTAGTGGTCCTATAGTAGTATCTAATAGTGCTCCACAAAGTCCGGTTATAGGTACCTTATGGTTTGATACAGAAACAGGTGTTACAAGTGTATTTTACGATAATACATGGATTGATATCGGTGGTTCAGGTCAGACAATAACTACAACTGAAATTTCAATACAAGCAGCTTACCCTGTTGGTTCAATATATATGAATGCTTCAGACAGCACTTCACCAAAGATTTTGCTCGGGTTTGGAGAATGGGTGGAATTTGGAAGCGGCAGAATGCCTATAGGATTTGATTCAACCGATGGTGATTTTGACAGTAGCGAGGAAACTGGTGGTACAAAGACACATGTGTTAACGGAAGATGAAATGCCAAGTCATACTCACGCAGTAAATACAGGTGGTGTATCTGCTGGAAGCGTTGGTTCAGCACAGGGGGGTAACCACGCAGAAGGGGGTAGTGCTGGAAGCAGACGTGGCGGTACTGCACAAGCTACTGGAGGTGATCAGCCACACAATAATATGCCACCTTATATTGTCGTTTACATGTGGAAGCGGACTTCATAATTACTATAAAAGTTTAAGCAGATAAACCAAAAATATTGTATAAATAATATTATGCCTCTTAATTTTCCAGATAATCCAGTCGATAATCAAGTATACTCACCCACACCACAAAAAGCGTGGGTATATAATGCATCTCAAGGTACTTGGCTTGCATCAAATGTAAGTTCGCAAGGTACTAAAGTAACAGTTCAAGATGCGGCTCCGCTGAATTCTGATCAAGGTGACTTATGGTTTAACTCTGAAACTGGATCACTCAACGTTAATTACGATGATACAACATCAGAGCAATGGGTTAATATTAGTTCTAGTGGTATTATCGAAAGTGAAGATGTTATCAATGATAATACAATGCTAACGGCAAGTGAATCTACTTTAGCAACATCTTCGAGTATTAAGGCATATGTTGACGATATAGTTAGAGCCACAGTATCGCTTGACGATATTAAGATGTTTAACTTCAGATCAAATGGAGATGTATCGAAGGGCTATATGGAGAGTGGTGATATAGATACTTTTTACCGCGGCTCTTTACCGGTCTCGTTTGACTCTGATGTAAAGTTTGTAGAGCTTAAGTATACATCAGCCATAGCTAATGTACCGTCTGACGCAGAAGACGGTGTTAACGGTACCGTATATATTGACTGGGAAAATAAAAAAATAAAGCAATCATCTGTTAAAAAGGATGGTGGTAATCCACATCAAAGTCATTGGTATGAAAGCACCGGTGCTGAATCGAACGGTGTAATAATGTTTAATTCCTCTGAAGGTACCACAGGAACACCAGAAGGAACTTCACACCTAGAAGGTATTGTTATTGACTGGGATAGTAGACAAATCACAGGATTGCCCCACTATGTTAGAGATAGTGGTGGTGGTGTTAGTTACAAGTACGATTGGCAATATATTTTCCGCGATCTTACAAACTCCGGTAGCTTTGGTAGTGCTGGTGGTGGCGGTGGTGGTTCATCGCTATTGAAGTATGGTGAGATGAGTATTGGTCGTGTAGGCGGTCAAACTAATGCTAGCATACCTACCGTAGGTGATTTTACAGCTGTTGCTGACGATACACAAGATGGTGATACAAATGATGATACGTTTGTATGTACATTTAATACCCCTCTAGATAATAATAATTATAACGTCATTTTTGAGACTGTATCAAATGGTAACGTGGATGTTGATAATACCTTGAGGTATCCCGTTCTAGTAGATAAAACAAGTACAGGGTTTGTGTTTAATGTTGAGTTTGCTGGTGTTGGTGCTATGCAAGCTGATGGTGACATTCAAATCAACGTACGTGTCGAGTCGAATGAAGTAGGGGCAGGTATTAGTGCTGATAAAGAGTATGTAGGTATTACTGGTACAAGTGGCGCAACAGCGATAACCCAAACTGCGCAGTTTGGCCAATCTGTAAACGGGACATATACATATCAAGTCAACGACTTACAAGGACCAGGTGTTAATACTAGTAAGATACGTGGCCTTTATATTAGATGTAAGGGTACTACCGTCAACGGTACCTCTATTCTAACCGCCACTTTACCAGATGATATAACCTTACTACGACCATTTTTCCAGACTAGTGAATTAAATAACGTTACCGGGAGTGATGTTATAGAGTTAATTAAGTTTTTACCTATTAATAAAAACCAATCAAGTTTTAAACTTAAAATTGATACCGTGGTGGGAGGTGATATAGAGTATGAGATTATAGGCGCAGAGCAGATCACTGCTACTGTAGGTAGTAGTAGTAGTAGTAGTAGTAGTGTAGCACCTTCTATTATTATTAAGTATGCAGATAACTCTTCACTAGGTGGTGGTAGTGCGAGTACGTGGGAGATAGATCCTGTTGTTGATATTGCAGTAGATGGTGTAGCTGGTGTGAGTGTTTCATCTGACAATAAAGTAGTCAGCTTACCTAATGGCACATACCGATATGCCTTTATATATACTAGCACAAATACAACCAGTACCTATAGAACCCAACTATCTATAAGAGCAGGAGCTAGACAGTTATTAACATCAAATAGTTGGTCTTATAGTGGTAATGCAAGTGAGCAAGGTACGATCAATGTTACTAGTGGTGGTATCGTTTTTGAGGGTATGCGCTATAATGCCATGGCAAATGTATATGGTGCATATTTAATGTTAATTCCCACAGCTGATTTTACTAATCAGGTTAGTATTGAGGCTGCTCGACCAGAGCTACTAGGTAAAATTCAATAATTACATATACAACATCACAAACCGTAATTAGCTGATTAAATACTTACATGCTATCAAGAGTAAGAGCTCAGCATGTGTTAAGTGAGTTTACTGATTTTATATTAGAAGATGAAATCAGGGAAAGCATTGTCGTTAACGTCGATATTGAGTACTTTAAAGTTATTAATTACGAGTTAAGGAAGTTAGGCTATAGGATGCTACATAAGTCACAAATTAACAACACTGAAACTTTTACTTTAGTTTTCATATTAGAGAATAAATAATAGGGCATGGATTATCCAACCAATCTACCTCTTTCCGCAGCATCAGTTAATATAAGCGATGGTGAGTTTTCACCATTCTATGATATTATATGGTCTATTAAATATGAAATTATTAATTGGAGTAAAACGGATGAATACGGGTTATGCTTCTTTCTGCAAGATAGTAGCTCTGATATAAAGTACGGTGGTATTGGTATAGATCTAGGGTATTCAGGCGCGCCAGTAAATGGTACATCTGTCGAAAAGGCAGTAGGGTTACAAGGTGGTAAATTAGGTATAGGTTTAGATACACGGGGAGTTTTTGCAGCCAAGACAGCTTGGCCGGGTGGCCTAGAACGTGATGGTTTAGTTACAGGCTTGCAGAAGAACGCTATAACGGTAAGAGGTAGTGAAAGTAGTGGGTTTACGTTTTTAGATCTTCATGAAAAGATAGAAGCTTTCGACTTACTTAGTGATGGTATCAAAACATTAAGAGCGCGGTTAGGTAACTTCGGTAGAACTATCTATATTGACTATAGGGGTCCAGGTGATACAGATTATCAGCAAGTTTTAGCTAAGGATGTAGACTTAAGTTTAAGTGAGGGTGACCGTCTTACCCCGGGTGTCTCTTTTGTAAAACATTTAACAAAGCAGACTTCAAACCTGAACATTAAGGTCCATTCTTTTCACATTGAAGGAAAAGATAATGATCCAGATAAGCAGGTAAGGTACCCGGAACCACTAGTACCTCAGACTGAAGTACAACCATACGCAGGTAGCGAGCTTGTAATAAAGCCAGATATAGAAATCGTACCAGTTGCACCGGTTAAAAATATTGTAATGTGTAACCCACCAACCCAAAGCCAGATTCTAATATCCAAAACCGCACTACAAAATGCTCCAGAGCTTGGTGATATAATTGATTACACTATTACAATTACAAACCAAGGTGAGTTTGAGTTAAGTAATATTGTAGTATTTGACACTATACCCACAGTAGAGAGGTTAAATATAACGGGTGAAGGTGATCTATTTTCTGGTAATCAAACACTTTCGGCAGGAGAAACAAAGACTGTTGCTTACAAGTATCAAACATCAGCTAAGGATGGTACACAAATCGAAAACACTGCTACAGTTACAACAAATACAGGCTTAGTAGTAACTGATACAGCTATTACAACACTAGGAGGCTTTGTTGATCTTGTAATTAATAAAGAGGAAATATCTACTGGTCCATATAAAGTCAGTGACTCGGTGCTGTATAAGGTTACTGTTGAAAACCCTAATAATGTTGAGATTGCTGATGTACGTGTAGTAGATACATTGCAAGATGACCCTAATTTCAATATAGAGATAAATACAGATAATTTATTGAATAATACTACTACTCTTTCACCTGGTGATAGCGCATCAGCAACATATTCTTACACTATCACAAATACTTCACCTATTATTAATAATGCTTATGTTGAGTCTGTAATTGGTAAAACGTATATAGATGATCCTATCGTAATAAGTGATATTGAAGGTCTAGCGTCACTTAGATTGAATAGAGTTGAGAAATCAACAGGTCTAACTACATTAGGTGGTGTAGAGCTCGGTGTCTATGGTTTAGATACAGTGGTTGAGTACGAAGTTGAAGTTTATAATCCTAATGAAAGAGCAACAATATCTAATATAGTTCTTTCTGATTCATTATCAGCTGATAATCCAGATGGCTTTGAGATTGTAAGTGGTGATTCATTGTTTACCGGTACAGATATAGGGCCTGATACTGCTCTAAGTGCAACATATAGATCTACTATTAATACAAACACATCAGATGGTATTGAGTCTATACTACGTGTGGATTGGCCTACAAGGCAATCATCTAAGAGCATTGTTCGAATCGATACCGTACAAAAAGGATGTGTTAATGTATCTTTAGTTTCAGAGGCAAGTAATTATACAGCTTCTACCGAGCATTGGGCATTATTTAGGACCTTTAACCCGAATACACCGTTTTATATATTGCTAGACGAACCTAATAATATTGATAATATTAATATACCTACAGAGTTTGAAAACGATACCAATGCTGAGGTGGTTATTATTCCAAAAGATCCAAAAGAATCAAATTGGTTTAATATACTAAATCTCGAAAGTTACGGGCCAGATACGAGAATATTATTCTGGTATGAAGAGTCTAGCTCTTTTGACGGTATGGCAACACACACAACAGCGTTAACAGCGTTAACAGCTGCTATAGAGGATTATAGTATGGTATACACCCTGTCAAGTGGTGATACACAGGACTACTTCTTATGGCATTCAACACCATCATTGAGCTGTACCTTTTAGTATATAATATTTTTTTGCTTAAATAGACGTCTCTATTAAATATATGTAGTGAATAAAGCGCTCTATAAAAGTACACGAGATATATTCTTTCCACGTGCAGTATATCCGGACCCACGACGGGTAATAAAGCAATATACATCCAACCTGGAACAAGGGTTTATGGTTAACAATATTGCCGCTTTAAATGGTATTGAGGATCAAAAAAATAATAACTTTAGTTTAAATTATATTACGAAACCTAGCTTATTAACTGAATTTACTGAGACAGCTGTTATTGAGAAGGCGTTTAATACAATAACAACTCGACTTGAGTTTAATAGAGAAAGTCTAACTGATTCTAAGTTTGTATACATTTATACTACTGCAAACCTTGTAGGTGATGTGGCTTCTAATAATCAACGACCTGTTGGAATACAAAACGAAAATACAGGCGCGTTTAAAAATAATTATTTTTATGAGTTAGAGTTAATAAATAATTACTTTGCAAGAGTACGACATAATGATGGTAGATTTGATTTTTTTCTTAACTGGGACGAAGCTGATAATAGATTAGGTTTCATACGATCTTTTGACGACACTATTGAAGATACAAATATTGAGACTAGTGAGATGTTTCGTTATAGTCTTGATGATCGCGGCCGTTTACACCTATTTAAAAAGAGCACTACAGGAGATTTGTTTGTATTAAACATGGTAGATACGGATATACAGATGGTTCAAGTAGACCCAACAATTGGTGTTAGACCATCTGTTACAAATACAATTTACACAGATTATAAGCCTATATCTATTAATCAATCACAAAACAACGATTTTGTATCATATAAGACCGGGCAGATTAACTCACTTAATATTAATATAGATAAGAGTATTTTTAATCAACCAGGTCAATACTTATTTCATAGTGAGTATAATAATATAAACGTTGATAGTAAAACTATCGAGTTTAATTTTATTACACTCGACACAAATAGATCAGAGTATAATTTTATTAAACGTGGTACTAACTTACTTGACGCTCGAAACGACGTTCCAACGTTTAATTATAGAAAGTACAATACACTCGACACGGGAGTAGATGAAGAAGGTGGTAATGATAAACTATCTCTACTTTATACATTATATGATAAAGACATTTATATACAAAATGGTGCGACTACTTTCTTTACAGCACCTTCGTCAATTTACCCTTACGCTAAACTTAATATAAACGATAGTACATTTGTGAAAAACGGTGCTTTTAGTGGACCAGTACCAATATTAGCAGATAAAGTCTATTTAAGACAAGATAAACGTAACACGTATAAAAATGGTAGGTATCTATGCACGTGGTTATCAGGTAGTAGCTTAACTTCACCAAGCGTCTGGGTAGATAGATATTACTATCCAGATATACTAGAAAAGGACGTGGCGTTAAGTAAAGTACCTAAGTATAAAGCATCATTCTTAGATCATGTTGATCGTGGTATTATAGAGCAGAGTCAGAAAAACAGTATTGAGAGTCGTGGATTTTTTGATAAACTTAGCGACTTAGTTATAACACCTAATAGCTCGTTAAAGTATGAGCGTGTTGGTAATACAGATATAGAAGATATAGTTTATAACTCTAACCCACTTTTATCAAGTTTTGATACATGTATAACATCTAGGCCACTTAGGAATATTAGTAATTACGATAATTTAGGTGATATAACAGAAAATTACTGTAAGTCTCAAAATACCTCTGATATTACCTTTGATGGTACCTTTTATAGTAAGTTAAGTGTTTACGAGGCAATTAATAAAACAAAGACGTTTACTATTTCACTTGATATGTTTATTGATCCTGATAAGCAGTATGGTTTTCAGATACTCGGTAATAATACTAATAAAGGTTTTGGATTATTCCAAGACTTAACAGTAACACCCTTTATTCATATTGTTAATAACAATGATCTCAATATTTATAATACAAGTGGTGTGTTACTAAATACAACGACATTTACTAGTAACATAAAAGATGTATATAAACGGTCTGCTTTACGTAACTTTATTGTTACATGTGTTGATGGTAGCATTTTTAGGGTAGATGCAAAAGGAAATAAGTTAAAGCTTGATGTAACTAACATTTTAGGTTATATAAACTCTTATATGGAGGATGATTATATATATTTTCTTTTTAAGAATAATATTGTACAAAAGCTAGACTTAACTAAGTTAAGCATTGAAGAGGTAGAGTGGCGGTCATTTGATGCGTATAATGGTGTATTAGATACATCGGGTGTAAATACCGGTACACAAGTTTTCTGGTATGAAAATATTTTTGTACATAAAGATATTGTATACTTATTACCTGGTTGCGATATGGTATGGGAAACAGAAGACGTTCTATTTTATACTATAACTTCAAGAGCAAGTAATGGTGACGAGGTAAGTAATATTATTAAACATGACCTTACAAAAGAGCCTGTATTGTTTTACAGCTTACCAGGTAATATCTCTAATTTAACAATAAAATACGAGGCAGGTATAAACCTAATATATGTTACTATTGATAATAAGCTAATTTCCATAACAACACAAGGTGTTGTACAAAAAGAAATTGACTTCAACTCTTTAGATGATGAGTTTAACGGTGGTGAGGGTCTAGAAGTAGAAGATGTTATCGATTTTACTGGTGGTAAAATCTTAAACATAGATACAATACACGAGTACGTTGAGGGCGGGTTAAGCGAGACACGTATAGTGTTACTTCAGACTACGGCAGATGGTTCAATTGTTTTTGACGGTAATACTATTTTAAGTGATGTTAATCAAGAAACATACAAACACACCCCATTAACGAATTACAACATATTAAATTATATTTACGACAGTAAATCTTTAGACTTCAGACTTACACTTAAAAATAACTTTGACTCGGAAGATATCCGCGCTGAAGTTATAAATTATAGTATATCTGACATTGATAAAGGTTGGCATACACTAACATTTAGTTTGGATAGCATTGTAGGTGTTGCAACCTTGCATGTGGATGGTATACAATACGAGGAAATAGTGTTTCCACCAGGTAAATATAACCTCCATGATATTTTTAATGATGAGCTTTTTGTTGGAACAGCAGGATTTTACAATGGCTTTGATTTATCTACATATCTTAAACAGCCTGGTTACTATTATATAAATGACCTACAAATTAAAAATATGCTCGTTTATAATAGACCAGCGGATAAACCGTTAATTTACGCTTTAAGCCTATTAGACGGTAGTGTTGATGAGTTAGTTCTCTCTTTACCACAGGGACAGAGAAACAATAAAGCAACTATTGAACGTTTTTATAAGTTTGGTAGAAATAACTCCTCAAAGAAAATTGATATTGTTGTCAATAATTTTAATATAGAAGATGAAGATATTAAATCGCAAATTAAGCTTAACATTATGAACGACGCAGCTGATATTTTACCTGTTGGAGTGGAAATTAATAATATTTTATTTACAAAGTAATGGATTATACATCATATAAACAAATATATACACACGGTGACTTATACACCCTTAGTGGTAAACCATATACTGGATTTATCCAGTATAAAGATGGTGTGGTGCTAGCATCAGGAAGTAGTTCTGATACTTTAGTACCTAACAATTCATACGGCACGAGCTTATTTGCTTCAGGTATTTTTAAAGATAGAGTTATTAAAGACGAAGGTATACAGCTACCTTCAAGTAATTCTGAATGTACATTTGGCTTAAACGAAACACTTAACTACGAAACATTTAAATATAAGCTCGAAAATATTAGACGTAATATAACATATATGTATAGTCGTATGTTTATAGCTTCAAATAACTTACCAGCTGCAAACAAAATTACTTATGCAGGTCTTACGAAAATATATGATCAAGAGCTTACTACTACAACACTAGATAGAAACTTCCCGTCTGTTGATAATGCTATTAGTTTTTATGATAGTGATGAGTTTCAAGAGTTAGCAAATATTTTCGACGTTACAACGCAGATTAATTACGAAGACTCTACAAAGTTTACTATGTTCTGCGCGTCATCAAGCCTTTTTATAGCAATCACAGGTAATAATGACAATTTAAGTATTGTTGAGACAAGCTCTGCTTATGAAACTTTATCATCTAACACCCAGAACTTTGGTGAAATAGGCGGTATAGCATCAAATAAAGATAGTTTGTTTATTTCTGACAAGCAACACAATATTATTTTAAAGTATGATATCAAAGGTTTTGTAAATAACGACGTAGCGTTAAGTAATAAAAGATATTTGCAGGAAGTACTAGGTGGTAAAGGAAGTATAGATAGAAGAGCAAATCTTAGCAGACCTGGTGCTATAGCTTGTAATGGTAGTGATATTGTTGTATATGATAGTGGCAATTACTGCTTGAAGGTCTTTACGGTCGATTTTGATTATAAAACGACATTTAGTATATTTAGATATAGGCCAAATCGACGTGATCAAGAAATCTTTAGGGCTATGGCTTTTGATCCTGATTTTGGTACACTCTATATTTTAAATAGTTTACAAAATAATAGATTACGCCTATATAGGTTAAATATTGAAACTCAAAAATTCGATACCACAGAAATTAGCGATATTTTAGCAGATGATGAGGTAGTTAATACTATTTCCTTTTCTAAAGTTGATAGTAACTTTTGGTATTATAGTACAAATAAGCAAATATATAAGAAGTTTAAAACTCGTCCTGAAGAAACTATTGGTTCCTTTAATGAAGGTAGCTTAATTAACCGCGCTAGTATTACAAATAATGAATTTGAAAATAGGTGGAATTATCAAAACGTTCAATGGTTAGGTGCTGGTTTCTTATGGAATAAAGAAGGTACAAGTACTAATGTAAATGGTAGCACAGCAAACGCAATACAGTCTCAAAACTTTAAAGGTTTCAATATTCTACTAGGTTCAGATGGTTTTGATAAACAGATTATTTTTACAAAGTCTAGAGTTTACTTCTTTGACGAACCTACAACAACTGCGTACACACGCGTTTTAACAAAACCTAATTATCAAAACTATAGTACAGGTAATTTCTCTTTAAGTCCAAAAGAGTATATACAAGTAGCTACAATAAACGCTGAGCTATACAAACTTTTGCAAGATTTATTTATATTGCGTGATAATATTGTAGGTCGTTTTTCCGGTCGTTACGTTAACGGTGATATTATTTTAGATAGTTATAATTATAATATAGATTTTGATGACTTACGCGCTGAGAATATAGAAGACTACTTTTTACATCATAATGAAGAGAATACAGTAGGTGGTTTAAATCGCATTCTCAATAAAGCATATAATTTACAAACAAAGCTAATTAATATTAGTAATACTGATACACAAGATGAAGTTAATTTGAGCTTAGCAGTATTACCAGATCCACCATTAACGGAAGCTCTTAAAATCACTAAAACAACAGATAAACCAGGTCCGTATAAAGTCGGTAGTAACATTACCTATACAGTTACATTATCCAATAATACAGAGGATCCAATTAATGATATTACACTTACTGATACACTTTGTTCGAGCTTATTTGATATAGAGGATCCACTTGATGTATTTAATACTGGTATTACTTTATCACCACGAACTTCAACCAGTATTTATTATAAATATACTGTTACAAATAACGACGCTTTACAGACACGAGTTTCAAACATAGCTACAGCTTCTAGCCCACGAAGAGGTACAGTAGCTGCAGAATCTACAGTAGGTGCCTTGTTTTTAGAAAAGACTTTAAAGGTTAAAAAGAAAACAACAACACAAGGACCGTATTATGTTGGATTTCCGATTAGCTATCAAGTCGATATCACAAATAACGGAGATGTAGCTGCTGAAAATATCTTATTATTTGATAACCTTACGAGTGATAATAACATCGACGTAAAGACCTACAATACGGATGATTTAATTATTGAATCAGACCCACTAAAGTTAATTCAAGGGCAGGGAGTTTTACAGCCGGGAGAATCCACGACTGTTAAATATAAGTTTAAACCTGAAAGGCGTGGTAACCTTACAAACTTTGCCACTGTTACTTCATTTGACGATAAATCGTTTGCTTCGAATGAAGTAGAAATAACACCTATAAACTGCATTGATGGTATGGATGTAGTTTTCTCTATTGATTACACCGGTAGTATGAGGAACATTATCAATAGTGTCAAGAATGGTGTCAAGAATCTTACTGACACTCTAAGCACTTTATCTAACGATAATTATAGATTAGCGTTAAACACATCAGATGAAATAACTACTGGTAACGCAAGTAAGATATATAATAGTAATTCAGATTGGGCTAATTTACCGGCTGACCAAAAGTACTTCCAGTATACAGGTTATAAAAGAAGAAGTCGTAATGGTTACTTTTTACTAACAACATGGTCACCTCTTAGTGAAGATGATGATGCTTTTGTATATAGGTTAAATCGATTAGCTAGTGAAGTGAGGCTTGGTTACGGTATTAGCTCTATACCTGGTGATGTTTCACTACAAAAAATAATCGATGATAATTTCGCCGGGGTGTTAAGACCTAATGTTGCAAGATATATTATCTTTATTACAGATACATATTTAGGTACTGCTGGGGTATTTAGATCAGATAACAGAGCTCGTGTCGATCAAGTAATAGCATCAGCAGTTAATAAGGGTATTAAGATATTTGTAATAGGGCCAGGTGTAAACAGGGATGGTATTTGGCGAGAAATAGCTGAATCAACGGGTGGTAGTGTTAATAGTTCCGGTGATGCTACATCAATTATAAACGAGATAACGCAGAGCTGTCAATAAATAATAACATCAATGAATAGTTTTAACATTAAAGATCTAAATTTTTCTGTTGTTAATACAGAGCTTTCTGATCAAGAAAGTGTGAGGGATCAAGGTACACCTTTTTCGTTTTTAGATTTTATACAATATCTACAAACGGAATATGCTCCCGATAAATATAGCTCGTTGTATACATCGTATTTAAAGCTTTGGTATAAGAGACAAACTGATAGTAAGTCGGATCAAAAGAAATTATTCAAAGAGTACTATAAACAATTTATTCAGGAAATAATATTAACGTTTACAACTGAAACAGAAAAAAGTTTCCTACAAAAAATAAATTACAATGATGCTCATGACTTAGATATTGCGATACCATTTTATGCGAACAAGCTAACCGAAGTTGCTACATTCTATAAAAGTAAACGTGAGGAGGGTAAGTATGTTATTACTAAAAACAAAATAAAGGGTAGCGTAACAGGTATTGAACGTGCTATTTTCGATAACATTTATAATTATGTAATTAATTCTGAGGACGTACTACTTACTTATGGTAGCAGTTTATCTTCTATTACACGTGATTTTGGTATTAGCTTACAAGAGTATATAGATGTGTATGGTGATTATTTCGATTTATCTAATGATAAAGACGAACAGGCATTACGTAAGCAGCTCTTTAACGATAACTCAATTAAGATAGATACAGATTACTTTTTTGATCCAGATGCTTTAAAGGTACTTAAAAGTAATTCGTTTATTAGACCTATAAAGAACTTTAAGATAACTCCACCGGAGTTATCACAGCAAGATATTAGCTCTGTTTGTACGCCCGATGATAGCTTTTTAGATGAACTTAATGACGTTTATACAAAGGGTGGTTTAACACTAGCACAAGTTTATAAGCTCAAAAGACAGTTTATAACAAAATACATATCAAGTGACTTTTACTATATTGATACAACAGGTACATCACCTGTTTCAGGTTTACTATTTCAAGCTGATACCCCAACTAATAACCTACTAAACATACAATCAAGTGACATTGCAGCGGTGGCAAGTAATGAGCAAGTAATGTTACGTGATGTTGGCTTATTCTTTAAGCCAGATGATATTGGACTATTTAAATTAAATTCTGTAAAAAGTTCGTTTGAGCTTGATACGACGGCACTTGAAACAGATAATATCTACATCTTTCCAGACCCAGAGGTCTATGGTAATGTTGGTGTTAACTCACTCAGTTCTTATCCTTTCTTATTTACATTTGATTTTAGAGATAACATACGTAATGTAAGTAGTAATGTAGCATACGGTGATCCAAAAATAACTAACAAAAACTTAACCTTCGAGCCTTATTCGACAAAGCAGCGTGAAACACAAGAATTAAACACTCTAAACAGTCTTGGGTATAATCTTAACTTTTCAGATTTGTATAATAATGGAGTAATACGTAAAATATCGTATGACTGTTTCGGTAATGAGTATGCATTGTTTAAACCTGAAAGACTAGAAGATAGGCAGAGAGTATCACAAGATACTGTTTTAAGTGTACTTCTAGATGGTCATACATTTTACGATGATGTGTTTAATGAAGGTTTTGATTTTAATTATGACACTGCAGAGTGTAGATTTAAGACTATTAGATCTGGTTTAGAAACAACAACAAATTCATTTACAAGTTTAGAAACTGAATCTCCTTACTATTTGTTTTTTAGGAATTTTCTGCCATATGAAGATTTAAAGGGTGAACGCTCATGTAGTGTTGAAGACTCTGGAGGTTTTGATGAAACACAAGAAGTAGATCAAAAGATTGTTTCGTTTAAGGATGGTGGTGACTTTACTCAGTCAGATGGTACTGCATTACCAGACCCTGTTAAAACAGATGATCCTAGGTATCCATCATCAGATAACTACTACTACCAGACATTTGTTAATTGTAAGACGTATAACGACGACATACGTGATTTTTATGTGTGTGGTAGATTTGCAGATAGATTTAAATACGAGCAACCGACAGATAACACGGCAGATATTCAATTCTTTAATGAAATTTTTGACGAAAACAAAACAGCATTGCAAGAAAACAACTCTGTATCTAGTGCGAGTACTAATGTAGGTAGGTTGCTTGAAGCTGGAAACTTATATGTAAAGGATCAAGGAACAGGATTATCACAACCTATTATTAATGCACTTTCTACAACCCTGTCAAAGTATAGTGAAGAAATTATAAATGATATATCTATAAACTTAATTGATTTTGATATTATAAACGATAGTATCATTTTAGAAACACCTAACACACTTCTTATAGATAAGATTGGGTATAAGGACGGTTCATTTGTAAAACCAAATACGTCAAATACTTTAGTTTCAGTAAATAGTGCCGATAACCTTAGCGTTTGTTCGAATAGATTATTCATTAATAAGGTAGATACACCCAATAGTGACGGTGTTATTTTGTTTGCAGTATTTAAGACTCTTAAAACCGATCTTGCAACCGGTAGCTTATTACCACCAAATTATTGGTACATTTACCCTGAAATATATCAATATGATATAACAAATAATACTACTGTTAAGATATTTCCTGAGAATGAAAAACAGGCTGATCTAGTAAGTTTTAGAACGAGTTTCGGTACTGTTTCAGCTAACTTTACACCAGAAAAAATTAAAACACCTAAACTTGCGTATAATAGCATGCACAATAAGGTAAAGCTATCTTATGTACTACTAGATCAAAATAATCTAACACACTTACATGATTGTCTTTTTGAGTGGAGATCAGGTGTTTTGACTCTAAATAACGTTACACGTTTTTATGATAAGGAGGTAGTATTACGCACTACATCCTTCACACCAAGTACTACGTTTACAACACTTTGCACTTCACCTATTGCTGCATTTACAAATTTCGACATTAATCAAAATCAACTTTGCATATTATGAGCAATATTATTTCTATAGCGTTAGATTCATCTCAGCCTAACCAAACAATATATAACGATCCAATAACTTATAAAGGGTCGACGGATGTTGAGTTTGACTTGTCCAAAATATCAGAAAAGAAAAGCTCAGCTCTTAACATTACAATTGACTGGGGTGATAGTGAGATACGTGAATATTATTCAAAAGCTGTAGCAGCAACTGCTTCTGAGCAGTCTATATTTAGAGAGGTAACTGAAGGCTTATTAGGTGGTAGTATTTTAAATAAATATAAACATATTTATGCACCTACAGAGACTCACATTAATGAGTTATCAGCGCAGGTTTTAATTAATTTTGACGATGGTAACTATACATTAATTGTTCAACCTCTAATACTAGTACAAGAATCATATTACGATAACATAAAGGAGTTTTTAATTAGCAGTTTGAGTGTTCATGATGAGTCTTACGGTTCTGTAATTAACCTACAAAGTAAATATACCGAACAAACATGGCCTGTTGTTATAGGCTCTAACATACTTAAACCACCAGAACTATCAGAGGATGTTATATTCCCTTATGATATTGAGTTTGGTGAAACAATCGCTGGAGGTGGTGGCACTGGAGGCGGTGGCACTGGTAGTGGTATTGACGATACTGGTAGTACAATACCACCAGTTAGCTTACCCTATGATATAACTAACACAATACCCTATGATATATCTAACGTACCACAGTCAGTGTTTATTGACCCTTTAGGTTTTAATTTATAGGTTACCGAGCTTAACCTCTGTCTCTATATCATGTTTCATAGCTGGGAACCGTTCTTTAATATATTTCTCAAAAGCTAATGGTTTAACCCACGAACCATCACTCTGAGGAACACCTGCTTCTTCAAGCTTTTCACTAACCTTTTCAATACCTTCAAGCAAGCACGCCCAACGTACAAACTCTTCTAATTGCATTACCTTTTTAGTTCCGTCTTTTAAGTTAAACTCGAATGTTTTCATATTTATTATACTATGATTATATCAACGTTCCTTTTGTTGTAGTAACTCATCAAATGTCTTGTTAATACTGTTAACAGGTTCAGTAAGTAAAGTTGGTGTAATCGTAATATCAGCTTTAAATTTATTACCACAAACACTACAATCAAACACATTTTCGATTGAAGCAAATAACGACGCTTCGAATTTGTTTTTACCACAAGGGCATTCAATATTAACTAAACTCATATCTAACAACTCATCAACTTCAGCCTGGTACATATCTGTTAGTTGTTGTTCCTTGGATATCTTTTTTGAAGATAGTGAAAACGCCAAAATAATTTGAATAGCGTAGGAAAGAGAGAACATCTCCCAAAACCCAATGATATTTCTTAACCCGTACGCAAATAAAGTAGATAGTGCGGCAGTAATAAATAACGATTTTAATATAATCATATACCTATTTTAGCTAGATCATTAGGAATATCAAGCACTATTTTATTAATATCATCTATCTTATTCTTAATAACATCTAAAGCATGGTGATTTATTTCACTGTTTTGCTCTGCGTGCTTAACCATATTTCTTACAGTAGTTAGAGATACAAACGTATCACCTAATATTTTTTCAATACCATCTAATTCATGTGGTAGCTTTAGTCCAGCTTTCTGGTTTATCTCTTCGTGTTTATACATAGATAATTGATCATCGACAGCTCCCTGACTATATTTGATATTTTTATCATTAAAACCTGTACCATATGGATAATAACCGTTATTCATGCTATAAAATATTTAAGCAGAGCATAAATAATATTATGACAAAGTTTGAAAAAAGGTTCTTTAGTGTGTTATCAGAAGCTGATGGTGAAAATCCTGACTTAGAGGCAATGGAGGCAACATTAGATGATGATGTTAGTGCAGATGAATTTGGTGCTGAAACTCCTGATGTTAGTGACGTTGATAGTTCAGCCATGGCTGCAGCTCAGGCTACTAGCGATCTTGCAGCTAAGATGCAACAAGAGCTTGAAGGTTGGGTGAGTGAGATGGATGGTTTCCTTCATAAGCTTAACGGACAAGAAGGTTCTATTCAAAGTGTTCTAGCAAATGCTGAAGCTGACACCATTTTTGATCGTATGAAGCAATCTGAGCAACGTAAAATTACGCGTGTTGCTACAGAACTTGCATCCTTAACTGAGTCATTTAGAGGTTATCTTGCACAAACTGATAACCCTCAATTCAGAGGTGTATAGTAGACTGATACTGTTTAATTTCAGATAACTTTATAATACCCTTGAGACCCTCAAGGGTATTTTTTTGGATAAATTCATGCTTTATCTCATCTACCTTACAAGCCATTGCAATATCATTAAAGTCTTTAAACTTCTTACCAAACTTCTCAGGCCATATAAACACCTTCTCTCCTTGTTTAAGCAGCGCCTCAGACTTTATTAATGATGCTCTATCAACCCACTGAGAATCAAGTATCCACACAGTATCATAGAATCTCAGGGTTGTATCTAACTGCTGTTGTTGTCTAGCAGTAAATGATCTACCATTCTCAGTAATACCTGCGACAGCTACTGAGTTCTTAGTGAAAAAGGCATTAATAGGACCTTCAAATATATAGACTGTATCATAATCACCTGTTACCTTATCAATATTGAACAACGTCTTTTCGCTATTTACCTTACCTAAGTACTTAGGCTTTGTCTTATTATCACGTGTTAATACAGTTCTTGTCTGGTAGAACTCAATCTGATGATTCTCATTAACGAAAGGTATAACCAACCTATTTTTATGGACATTATCAACAAGAGAAAAATATAAGTTAGTTGGTCTATTTACTGCCGTATCTAATCTACGATGCTTAATTAAACCAAGTGCGGAACGTACATTATCATTATTTTTATAAAAGTTTACTTGCGATACATCAGATAAGTTAATACTATCTTTAGGTAGAGTCTCAACATTAACTAATTTTACCTCTTCGTCTTGCTTTAAAACATCATCTACATCTGGTGTATAGTCTTTAAGTTCCTTAATTATTTGAGTATCAGATACATTAGCAACTTCCTTAATCCAACGCATTGGTTTTCCAGACCAGCCGCAGTTATGACAAAATATATTATCGTTTTTAGGTACATAATAACACCTACGCTTCTTATTAAGTGACTTACCCTCTCTACATAACGGGCAACCACACTGATATACATTATTAAACTTGTTATAGATAGGTCTATAACCAAGCTCATAAAATTTTATTACTACATAGTCTTCAGGTAGCTTCATCCTAATATCGATTGTAGCTTATTACCTAACAAAAACAAGGTATGCCATGATTCTTGCTTATTAAGAATCCGATGAAAGTCTCGCTGCTTACATTCTTCAATAAAGGAACTCCAATTAGAAACAACAGGCACATCTAACTGATCCTGATAGTATTTACTTTCTTCACGCATCTCGTCGATCTTATCGAGTGAGAAGAGTGAGAAGTTAGTATCAAATGTTTGTTGTTGTTCCTCATTAAGTGTTATTTCACCCGCTAGATACTTTTGTACACGAACTTTACCAAACCCTGGTATACCAGGGACATTATCTGACTTATCACCCTTAAGACACTTAGCAGTCATCCAGTCATCATGTGTATTACCTGTCATCTCCTCGAACTTATCATAGGTAAATTCTTTCTTACGTATAGGGTCAAATAGAAATGTTTCTTTATTGACTAACTGTAGAAAGTCCTGATCAACCGACACAATTACTTTACTACCTAGAGTATTTTTACATATATAAGCAACAATATCATCTGCTTCAAGCTCTCTAGGAAATATAGAAGGAACACCTAAATAAGATAACATTGTTTTGATAGTATCATTATTTTCATGAGGAGTACTATCCTTTGTTCTATTACCTTTATAACCAGCAAACTCAGTCTTACGAGTATTAACCTGATAATCTAACTTCTCATCCCAAACAGTTATAGTCTTATCAGGCTTATACTTGTTTACATAAGAGTATATAGCATTGAGAGTAAAGTAAATATGTAAATTAGTTAGATTTACGTCTGCATTTCGACCAGCTTGGTTCTTTGCAGTCCACCAAGTTCTATGCACAAGATTGTTTCCATCAATTATTAGAGTCTTCATTTTTATAGTATTGAGCTTTAGAGACCTTATACACATTACGTGGTAGTTTCTCTGATAATGTAATTATACCAGTGTTCCTTCCGTGTTCAAATGAATCTTTTGGAACTTTAGTATTTTCCATATCTGGTAATCTAAGACAACCAACAAACTCGTCTGTTATTTCTATAATAACAAACATCCGACCGACAAAATCACCGGTCTCAATACCATAAATTTCACCTTTTTTATATGAGGTCTTTACCATCTATTACTTTATAACCTGTTCTTTGATAAAAGTACTTTAAAATTAAAGTATCTAAAGCATCATTTTGTTGCGGCTTTGTCGATCCTTGAAACGATATAGGTTTACCTTCAAAATCATACCCAACTACTATAAAGCTATCAAGAAACTCCGCCATGACTGCACATAACGTATCAGCGAGTTCTTGATGGTCTTTATATTCCTTCTTATCTTCTATATTTACTTTTAACGCCTCTTCTATAAGATTACGCAAAGCATCATCATTATTATCACTATCTTTACTCATCACCTTTATTTATATCTACTCGGGTAGATACACCACAATCAAGCAACTTTCTAACTACTACCTCAATAGAGTCTGTTTTGAGGCTATAGCCTTTTTTGAAGTATTGATTACCGTCATCAAATTCAAATAAATACTCACCCTTAAATGGCTTATTTTCAAAGCACGTAATAAACACAGACGAGTTACCGGGATCGACTAAAATTGACCACTTTCTCGGATCTGCCGCACTATAATTATTAAACACTCTTACTGTTTCGAAGTTACTATCACGTAATCTTTTGATAAAATAACCGGCTGTCTTTAGTTTGTTTTTTGTATGTCTATTAATCATTGCGTTAAGGAAGAAATTATATACTTTAATTTAATACAGTCTGTATCATTATCAATAACAACAACACCATATTCTGTATTAATATTACATTTATACTCGCTACTTACTGCAGAGAGTAATCTAATATTATCAAAGTTAACAGGAGTGGACTTTAGCTCAGTATCACTACTACCTACAGTTATAGAATAATTATCTGTGTTATGTCTAGACTTATCTGTAAGATCAGCTTTTACTGAGCCATCTTCTGTGTAGAAATATACTTTATTAGTCTCAGAGGCAAACGTACTACCTTTTAGAAGCGATTGTACGATTTCTCTATTAAACTCGAAGTTAACATCAAACTTAAAGCTTCTAATTTTATCTACGTTAAGTCCAGGTTTAGTTAAAAAGCCTTCTTCAAATAAGTGATATTTAAACTTAACGTCACTACCTCGATACTCAAGATTATTAGAGTTGATAGTAAGTATCACCTCATCATCATGTAGTGTATCAATTACTCTTTGAAACTTCTTAATATCTGGTACATTAATAGTAGTAGTTATATCAAAGTCCGACTTAAACTCAGATAACAATACAAGTGTATTATCAATAGACGAAACCAAACAGCTCATACCACTTGGAGTTATTTCAAAAATAGCGCTATCGTTTATTCTTGAAACAGAATCCAAATATCTTAGAAATTCACTGCGGTTTTTTATTTTTAGCTCTCTTGGCATTATACTTTGATTTTATACTACTATCTCTAATTTCAACTAATATTTTATTTTGATTCTCAAGCAGTTCAATAATTTTATCAACCTTACTAGGCTCACTAAGATCAAACTCCATTTGATTAGGGTCATTAAGCTGCTCGACAGATGTTTGTACAGGCCCCGGAACAATAACTTGCTCTTGTTGAGCTTGTGCTAATTCAGCTGCAGCTTGTTCTGGTGTTACAACATTAGCTTGCACTGGTAATGGTTGCACTGGTTCTGAAGACGGTGGTGCTTGCTGTGGTTGATGTGAAGCTGGTGTTGAGGTTGATCTAAGCACTTGTTCAAACTGTTTTTTTACTTCATCAGACTTGGGTTGCAGGTTTGTGGATTGACCTACAAGCATTTGATCTTGCTGTTTAGTCTCTCCATAAACCTGCCCCATAAACTTCAGAAGGGTATTTCTTTCTTCTGGTTTCATATTTTACAGATCTTTAAGTAGGTCGTCAATTTCATCATCTACTGAACTTGATGATGTTTCGTTCACAGTAGGTACTGATTCAACTTGCGGTGTAGATGTAGGTACTACAGGAGCAACTGATGCTACCGTAGCAGCCTCTTCCTCTGAACCATCTTTACAATAATAATGTTCGTCAAGCATCTGCTTAAGATCGTCTGCAGACTTAATAGGAAATACCTCTTTAAGGTCATATACATCACCGTATACTTTCTCCTGCTCTTCAGCTGACAAGTCAATCTTTCCAGCGGTAGTAAATCTAGATGATACGTAAGTCGGGTAATCACCTTGCTGCTCAACCTTCACCTTAAAGTTAACACCATCAGCTCCTAGATCAAATACCCGAGCGCCGAACTCCTCTGCGTCTTCACCCTCAATTGCCTCAGTAATGATCTTATGTAGTTGCTTACCGTAACGTAAAAGCTTTACCTTACCATTATTATCTGGGTTAGTAGGATCATCTACTACATAAACATTAACAAGCCACTTCTCCATACGTCTAATAGCTTGTGACTTCTCTTTCTCTTCATCTGTACCCATTCGTGAGTCTTTATAACGAGCTTCTGCAATTGGGTCACGCTCACCAAAGGTTTGTGGTGATAGTGCTTGAACATATTGACCGGTAGCAAACGATACCCAGCCGTGGTTATAATAATGGAAGAAAGTATCTTTAGGTGACTTAGCATAAGGTAGTAACCTAACTGTATAGGTATTACCCGGTCGGCACTGAATAATTTCGGTATAGTTATTTTGATTTGTTTTGCTTTCTGCAAGTGCCCCTTTAATGGACTCGAACATCGATGTATTGAATGTACTCATGATTTAATTTTAATTTATTTTTGTTTGTTTTCAACTAGTTTAGTTTTAATAATTTGCTTCCCTTTTCTTGCTTTATGTTTTAGTATACTAGAGCCTGTAAACTTAGTTCTTGTCTTTGTGTATAGGTTCCAGAAGTCGCTAATAATAAAATTAAGAATAGGTGTCTCAACAGATTTTATTATAGCATCAACCTCCAGTAAATGCAACGTATAAAAGTTAATCTTATGCTGTTTTAAATGTGTAAGTATTTGTGGAAGATTGCTATCCATACTCTTAATATACTCCTCTAGTGTTAAGTTATTAGCCTTACAATGCTGATATATAAAAGAAAGGCACTCCTTTATTTTAGATATTGAAGAGTCACTATCTGGATCCTGTGTCTCCTTTTTCTTCATATACATTGAATAACACTTAAGAGCCTTTCTTGTCGTAAAGAAGTGTAAGTCAAAATACTCACTATCACTATATACTTTATATGGTGATATAAACCAATCCTGTAGGTTAATATGTTTATACCTGTGAAAGAAGGATGAAAGTTTCTTTAAGCATACTATATCCTTTTCAGCTAGGTTATCGAAGTTGTTCCTAAATCGAGTAGGTTTATTTTTTACACTTCTAGATGTATATAAGTGACTGTTGTATATCTGCTCTTCTTTTTTTGAAATCATAGATCAATATTCTTATTAGCGTTCAAGTACTTTGTAATGTACTTGGACTGAGCTATAGAAGGCTCAAACCCTAAGAATATTTTAACTAGTTCAAAGTTATTATCAACTGATAAAAGGTCTTTTAGTATGCTTCTCAACCTTTCTTCTTTTAATACAAGTACAAATATGTTTTGAAGTGATAGTTTTTTACCTTTTAAAAGCGTGCAATATGTACAGAAGCAAAGAAGTAAATGTTCAGCCTCCGCATCCATTATAGATTTTGTTGGTGAATTATTTGATTGTGATGTGTTTAACATGGTAAAAAGTTTTTAGTTAGATTAGCAAATTCATCCGTTAGCTTACCACCAGCGATTGCTGGTGATCCACCACCTGCACAGAACGCCTTAGCTAATACACTAACATCAGCTTCACATTCTTTTGAACGTCTAAACGATACAACTTTTGCATCTAAATTTATGACAATTCCAATATCAGCTTTCTTTCTAGAAATTATAAAATGAGCTACTTCACTAACTGCATAATCAGCAAATATAGATACAACCTTATAGTCTTTAATTGTACCCATATAGATCGGACCTTGAAGCTGGTCTCTAAATTTCTTTATAAAAAGCTTTATACCGTTTTTCTCATGTGGGGTATATGATCTAAACCCACCGTAGAAAGCTTCAATAAACTTATCAACCTTTGGCTTATTGTATGTTTTATGAATTGCGTTTAATTTGAGAGAGTCACTATATTGAAGCTTGTAGCTATCATAATCATCTATGTATTTTATCAACTCGTCTTGTTGTGATGTTAGCTTTATAACACTACTAAATTTATCTTTAAGAAGCTTAATACATGAAGTATACGGTTCAATTATAGCTTTAGCATTTTTATATTGCGTCACTTTCTTTGAGTGTGGTATATGATGATCTACAATAACAAAATTTGACCTATCTACAACTTCTATTTGCTCAGGTGATAGATCTAAATCAAGAACAAAAACCTTATCAAAATGGTCAAGTGTATGCTTTCTATTATTAATCTCATTAGTAAAACTTAACTCACTCGTCTCTATAACAATAAAGTCTACGATCTTAGTATTATATAACCATTTTATAAACAGTGCAGAACCTGCACCATCAAGATCGTTATCTGTAAAGACTAATATATTCACTCATTATATTTATACCACCTTTACTATCTTGCAAGGCCTGCTAACGCATTAAGTGTATCATCATCATCATCTTCAAGGTCAACATCATCAGCCTGCTCAATGGATAGTGTAGGATAATCGATTCTCATAGCTTGAGTCATACCTCTAGCACCGTACCTGTTCTTCATCATACCCAATCTAATAATCTCCATCTCACGATCCTCCTCATTCTGATAAATAGACACAATGCAGTCAGCAGTTGCAGCCAGGCCTATAGATTCCGATATAGTAGCTAGCTCGGGGTTATCTTGATCAAATCCAGATCGATTTAACTGAGTAGCTGATATAATAGGACACTCAAATACATATGACATAGCACGTACTTGCTCAGTTACATGCTTAATACGTTCATATGAATTACTACCTACAGATGAGTTTAATAAGTTAAGATAGTCAATTACAATAGCATCTAATTTAATTCCTTTATCCTCAAACTTCTTTATATATCCTTTAAGTTGATTAGGTGTAATAGTTGATGGTGGAAACTCTTTAATAAACATCTTACCCTTCTCCTGATTAATCGTATGCTTAATAGTAGGACCATTATGACGTAACTCCTTCATAGGTATTTTAGTAACATTCGAACAAATACGCTGAGCATATAGCAGTTCAGCCATCTCTAACGTTACAAGTAACACATTTTTACCTTGACTAGCAATATTATGAGCGATATTACCTAGAAATATAGACTTACCGATATTTGTTTCACCAGCAAAAACATACAAAGACTTACCATTCTCTAAGAAACCACCACCGAGATGTTCATCTAACCACTCCCACTTTGAGGGTATAAATCTCTGCTCTGAATTTAGGTCATCAATAAGTAAGTCAATCTCATCATACATGTTATAACCTAAATCAGTTACTAGACTTATATTACAAGACTCCTCAAACTTCTGCAGTACATCAGATGTATCAACTTCACCCTTTGAAACATCTTCAGCTACATTTAGCATAGTATGATATACAGCCTTCTCTTTAAGAAACCTTTCTGTGTTATCATATAACTCATCTTTATCTAGATTCTTATCTATATTATTAAATGACTGAACTAACTCCTTAAATGAGCTTTTCTGATCATCAGTAACAAGGTAAGTCTTTATTTCGGTTATAGTAGGTAACTTATTTCTCTTCTCAGAGAAGTCCTTAATAATATCAAAGACGCTCGCAATGGCCTTACTCTTAAAGTACTCTGGCTTAACACTATCAGCTATAGCTGCTAAATAACCACTATCAGTAAGGGCCTTATATATTAGTATATTTTCATACTCGTCTAGATTAATTAAGCTCACATATATAGTGTAATATGTATCAGCTCATATTCAACTAAATTATGTTACAAAAGAACTAATAGTCTCGTTTTTGTTTGTATACAGTATACAGACTAACAGCTGTGTAATATATATAGGCGTTTATATTCCAATATAAACTAGATCCAGCTTGCTTCTTCATATTACTCAAAAATATTATGTCTGCCTCCCTATAGCTAATAATTTTTGAACCATGGTGAATATCATGAATAATACAACTAAGATTAAACCGAGCGCTAAGTATTTTTCTCAACCACCTAGGTGTAAACTTATTAACACCACAGTGACTATTACACTCTGGTAACTTTATACCAGTCTTTTTTTCAAGCTCTTTTATTTGTCTTCTTAAATCATCATCAACCATACCAATATTTATTGGTCAGTTGCTTTATATTTGTTTAAAAACCACTCTTGACCCTTTTCAAATTCAGGTGTAAACTCTCTAAGTCCAGGTGATGCATGTGTTATGAGAATATCACTAACACCTACTTTAAACCCAGCTTTATGAGCTGCCATGCTATAGTCAATATCGTAAAAATGAAATTTAGCAGGGCACTTTTCATCAAATCGCACTTTTTCAAACACTTCTTTTTTGATAGCCATAAACACACCATCAATCATAACTACCTGTTGCGGGTATGGTCCGAAAGCAGTCATGCCTTTTGCATTACCATTTAAATGAGATACAGCACCGTGTAAGTTACCACTTCCAAAACCACCACCCATTAGATGCCATAGTGCTGGTTTTTCTAGCTTACACTGTGTTGCACCTGCTACACCAAATATATCAAACTGATCAAAGTTTTCTAATAGTTTTGCTTCAGTAACATTCTCTAATATAACATCATCATGACATAACACAAGATAGTCAACACCTTCTTTTTTACAGAAGTCGATTGCCTTGTTATAAGCCTTTGCAATAGATAACCTATTACGTTCTTTAAAGTAAATCTCTACACCGTCTACATACCTACCTGATTTATAGAGTAAACAGTTCTTCTTCTTACCTTTTGTTAGTGAAAAATAAAATACCTTCATATGAATAAAAATGGTGACTTAACTTCAAAGCTTCCTACCTTATTAAACCTCTTAGTTTCAGCATTTAGCCTTAGAATAGTTCCTTCAGGTACTAGCTTGTAACCTTTACCAGGCATGGTTGAATAGTCTCCTTTACTATTATAATGTAAGATGGAACCATTTCTAGCTAAATATACCTCGTTAGTATCACAATCAATAATTGATAGGGCAAATGTACCTTCCAACATTTCCAGCACTTGCTTAATATAATAAACCGGTCTTGGCTTCTTATAATTACAGTTTTCCATCATATGTTGTAACAATTCAGGTATAATTGCTGTATCAACAGGGTTATTCCAACTCGGTCTACACCATTGCTCTAGTTCAGCAGCATTTGTTAATACTCCGTTATGAAATACCATCCATGATAAACTATCAAACGGATGTGAGGTGTCCCACGCCCAGTCTCTCTTTGCGGATGTAGGAGCCTGTACATGTCCAGTAAAGTACTTCGTATTAAAGTGATCAATCTTAACCTTATCAAAGTTAATATCACCTTCAACCTTCATAATTAGCTGATCGTCTGTTGTAAGACTTACAGCACTACTTGCAAAGTTACCCCTCTCTTTATTTGCATCATATAACACTTCAAAGGTAGATATATCTGCTGAACCAAATATTGCGCAAATAACGTGTCTCCTTTCTGTTTTGATTAAATACTTTCATGTTCTATTATATTTACAAAATAACTAATGTAGTCAATAATATATTTTATATTGGTTCTCATAAAACTCAAGATCTAAATGATGGTTATTTTGGATCAGGCATATACTTAAAAAGAGCTATTAAAAAACACGGTAAAGAGAACTTTAGGAAGGAGATTGTACTATATTGTAACTCTGAGGTTGAAATGAGGGAGAAAGAGACGGAGTATCTATTAGGTGTGAGAAATGAAAATGTTTATAATTTAAAGTTTTGTGCTCTAGGTGGTAATACAAGAGCTACATATACAAAAAAAGAAAAGAAACAGTATATACAAAAGTTAATTGATAATCCGGATTCACCTATAGGTAAAAAAGGAACAGATGCGTTTAATTACGGAACATCTCTTAGTAAGCAAACAAAAAAGAAGCAAAGCAATAGTCATAAGAAAAGGTGGGAGAATATTAAGACGAGTCCGGAGTACAGTGATTATAGGAAGGCATTAAAAGAGCATGCACTTGGTAATATTGATAAAATGGCTGCAAAGAGGAGAAAGAAGATTCATTTGAAAGATAAACAGACAGGAAAAACTTTTAAGTTTTGTTCACTTACTCAATGTATTAAAGAGACTGGGTTAAGCACATATATGGTACACAGACTTAAAAAGGGATATACAGGTCATCCCAAATATATCTTGTTATAAATTACTTATCTACAGTTTTGAATTATTCTCTTGTTCCTTTTTAGCTTTTTGCCTTTCAAGTAAAGCAAGAGACTCTTCTTCGTGACCATAATATAGTCTACGATCTCGAGGAATACGCCA